ATGTTTATATAGACGGTTATAAAAAGTTTCCAGATAAAGTGGAAGAATTGCTTCAGGAAGGTTTTGTAGTTGCCGATAATAGACTTGTTGAAGAACCTGATTCCGTACAGAACCTCAAATTATATTTTGCCATGTTCGCGATTCTCAAAGACCATGAGTATCATGCTTCGGCCGGATATGTTTTTGCGTATAGTGAAGACCGAGCTATAGAAATGCTGAAGAAACGATATGGCGAGGAAACAAGGGTCAGGTCAATCGAAGAACTTAAATTTGAGGAGGGAACAGTGCTCTATGGAGAACGCTGGCATAAACTTTAATACTCATAAACTTACTGATGATTTCGTAAATGATGTGTTTCGGCATTATGTAGAACGGCATATTTCAGTAGACGCTCAGGAAAAATCACCGGTATGTCCATTTGAAACCTGTGGAGAATGCAATATGGCGTATTCTGATTCATGCTATACGTGCGAATTCGCAGAGGAATCATTTCAGAAAATGCTCGATGGTATATATAAGAAAACAGACCCTAGGACAAAAGCACGAGTTTTCTGTATTTGCTGCGGAGCCAGTAAAAGATCGCCTCTGCGGAAATGGAAGAACGTTTATCTTTGCACCGACTGTTGGAAGATTAAGGAACGGATCGGTGAAGATCAGTTTGAAAAAGCGCTAAGAGGTATATCAGAATGAACATAAAGAAGAAAAACACATTATTCGGAAGGTATCCTTCGTGCGATCTACTCAATAATGCACTTCGTTTCCTGAGAGAAGGAAACACCGATGAGGCCATTGAAGAGATCATCTTCGCTATTGAAAAAGCCGGTGGATATTTTCACGAGGATAATGTCCGGATAGTGGAAGAAGCAAAGAAATATTGTAAAGAGAGGCATATGGAAGAATCGCAATAATTACAGCTCCTATAATGCAGAGAAATCTGACATTAATTAAATGGAGGAAAGTATTATGACAAAAGAAGAGAAACTTAAAATCATTAAGGAATTAAATGATTGCTTTGATGAAGTAGTTGAGCCATATCTGGAACGTCTTGAGAAAGCTGAAGACGAGGAAGCAAAAGCGTGCAATAATGAAAAAGATTATTCGCAAGTTGTTACCACGGTCAGAGGCACATTCGAAACGGCTAAAGAATGTTTTGATTACTACGAAGCAGCGGTTAATGAGAGGGACTAACAGTTCCTCTTCTTTTTTTTTCAAGGAGGTAGAACAATGGAATCATATAGAATACAGTCTGCAAGGCCCGGAGCATTCTTTCATGGGGAGGAATGGTACACATGCCCTCACTGCAGCTATGGTGTTGAGGCACACGACTGCATTTATGAGCATGATGGCATCAAGAAAGTTGAAGGTATGGAAGACATTTATATTTGCCCAAACTGTCACAAAATGTTTAGGTTACTGGACTAAGAATAGAAAGGAACTATAAATGACAGCTTTGGAAAGATTACTTAATACCGGCAAGCATTTAGATGTTTTTCGATGGGAAAATCATAATGAGTCCGGAATAGGAGTTCATTTTCAAGATTGCGAAACTAAAGACGGAATGTTTCTAGTCGGCACATTTGGAAGAGGTCAGACGTTTGAAGAAGCATGTGAAGATTATATTCGTCAAATTTCAGGAAAAACATTGGTCTTTCACGCATATCCCAATCATCGAACAGAAGTAACATTTATTTAAGGAGAATTGTTATGCCAAAAGTTAAAGTTCAGTTTCCAATTGTTCGAGATATTGTCGAAGGCGGACAACATATCACAAAATCGCTCTATGAGAATGATATTGTAAAGTGTCATTTCTGCGGATACCCGATTTGTCTTGATTTCAGGCATACGCATCTTGCAGAGGACGGAATGCAGATGGTGGACTGCCCGGAATGTAAGAGCCATGTAAGTGTATTATATTACTTCGATAAAGCTGAAAATCGTAAGAATGATCCGGTAAAGGTTGCTTATCATAGAGGACAGAGAGCAAGACTAGGAGGAATTTAATGAAAAAAGGTCTTATTGTTTGCGGATATCCAGGAATCGGTAAGAGTTCTATTGCAGGCTGGAATAACTGTATCGATCTGGAGAGCAGCTATTTTTCACGTGATGAGGAAGGGTTTGCGTTCTGTGACGAGGATTGGGTAACTAGATATTGTAAGCTAGCATTTGACATTGCTCGACAAGGATTTACTGTACTGCTTAGCTGCCATGTGGCGGTTCAAAATAAATTAAAAGAAATAAAAGATATGAAATCCAATTATTTTTGCCCTCCAGTCGTTATATTTTGTCCAAGAGCAGATATGAAAGAAGCCTGGGGTATTAGGTTAATGAAGCGCTATAACGAAACAAATCTCGACAAAGATTTTCGCGCATTTGAGGGAGCTATACGATATTGGAATAAGAATATGTTACATATGACTGAACAGAATTTTCCGATCTATTGCCCTAGGTCAATCGATTATGATCTTCGTGATTATATTTTACAAATACGAAAAAAGGAGGGCTGCGACGATGAAGAAACTAGTTCATCGCTGGAACAGATGGCTGGAGTGGAAGAAACTAGCTTGGATGTTCCCGTGGTGGAAGAAAACTCTAATACTTCTCGGGATCATTTGGAATGAATGGTTCGAAGAATTTTGCGATTGGAGGAATGAGAAATGAGCTGGTGTGTTTTTGACCATGATACTGTTTGCACGAATGAAAGTGCCCCGAACGTTTATGGGAAAAGATGTATCGAGGCAGATAACTTGCTGAAGAATGAACAAATTCTTTGTAAATACCATTATGATCGTCAGATTATTAAAGCTTCAGATAGAAATGCTACCATCAGCCATCCTTCGCATTACGTAGATGGCCGTAAATATGAACCAAAAGATGTAATTCGCGACTGGAATCTGAACTTTAATCTCGGATCAGCGGTAAAGTATATTTCAAGAGCCGGCAGAAAAGATGACATAATTCAGGATCTTAAAAAGGCGAAGCAGTTTATTGACTTCGAGATTGAAGCGTTAACGGAAGAGCAGGAGAAATCCAATGTCAACTAAGCTCGGAAAATATTATATTTGCGATCGGTGTGGAACAACTTCATTTTTCGAGAAAATCGGAGAAGCAGAAGGCTGGAATATTGTTTATTCAGAAGCAAGTCGTGACATGGAAAGCTCCAGACTTCTTTGTCCGACATGCAGTGAAAAGTACAATAAACTCATGAAAGAGTTCTTTGACGACTGGAGAGACTTCGATCGCCGAGATGTAAAGCGAACTTATTAATAATAAAATAAAAAAGGAGACTCTGCCGTATGGGAGAATTAGAAACTTATATTTACAAACTGGCAAAGGCACTTCATAACAAAGACAAAAAACAGCGAGATGCTATTTTAGCAGAATTGAGGAAACTCGGAATGGATAGCTCTACAGCTCTGACTCTCGCAATGGATTATTCGGTAGACTAAGGGAGTAATCACATGAAATATTTTTTCGCCGGCCTAATTTTAGGGCTTTGGTTTTTTCTTCAAATGGGACTTCAGTGGAGCGGTGAACATAAGGCCCAGGTGAATGTTGTTTACAGCACACTTACATTTCTGATTCTTGGCGCAATTTACTGGGTTCCATTTTGGTTGATATTTTTGAGGTGAGACATGGACAGCATAATTGGTTTTATCCTTCGAATCGGAGCTCTTGCTATATTCATTTTATGCCTTGATGGTATTATTCCAAATGATTATATGACAGGAGCGACAATTTGTGCATGGTGTATCACAATATACGCTGAATTAGAAGATATAAAGGAGATATTAAAAGATGACAGAAACACAAAACATGATCGTAATCGGGACCGTTGATCAGATTAACACGGTCCTTAAGTGTATTAATCCGAGTTTTCCGACACAGGACCTGAAAACACTTGAAAAGAACCAGTGCTTCTATACCATGAATGGCGTTGGCGTTGAGATTATTCTGAAAAAGTGAAATTATCAAATTATGGATAGCAAAAAAGAAAATAGATTTGAAGTAAAAGTTATTACCGGCATGGAACCTTGCGATGAAGAATGTGTTGACTGGCCTAAAGATCCAAACGATAAAAATAAACATTGCTATTATTGTGTTCCAGAATCTCTTTTCGCAAATCAAAAGCGAACAAAGAACAAATGCAAATTCTATCCGGAAATTATGAATTGCGTTAATTGTGACTACTTTGATATTGTAGAAACAGATACCGATTTTAAGACCGTATGCCTAAAATACGAGGAGGAATCCGATGGACGAACAAAAGATCCAAACATTTGCTGAATGGCTGCTTAACTATACAAGCACACATAAGGATGCTGTAGTGAGTATTGAGCAGGGACCATACGGAGACATCAAGATTCAGATTCGCGATTATTCGAAGAGATCGACCGGGACCGCTGCTCAGCATTACATTACATATGAGATTTATCGGTCCTCGAAGCTAAGCTTCGATGAGATTCTGGTCGTCGCAGCCGAAGAATTACGTGAGGAGATTGAAAACTATGGAAAGTGATTTAAAAGAAGTTCGTTTCGATAAGTGGTGCGAGAGCTGCAAACACTATGCGCATAAGTTCCCAAAAGAGAGCTTTTCATTCGAGGCTCAGGAACCTTGCGCCACCTGCCTTGAAGCCGAGAACGCCATGCGCGAAGGAACTGAGAAGCCGGAATATTGGGAGGCAAAATGAGTAACGCTGAGCATCTTGTTGAGAACGTGATATTTGGTATGAAAAGTGGAAAGGAAATCGACGACATACTGAAAGAACCGACTAATGTTGAGATGTTAAATGACAAGCACACTAGCATTTCAGCTGACGAGGTTGCCAGAATAGCTTGTCATGTAGTGTATTCACTTTATGACGGTAAATTTCCAGAGGCTTGATTATGATATTTCACTTTTCGATCCCGACTCCTGAAAACTGTATTTCGTGCCCTTTCAAAGAGGTTCGCATCTCTACTGGATACGGGCCTCTTAAACTTCGCTGTGCAATCGATCCAACGCTTGATATTTTAGCGAAAGACGGATTAACAAAAAGATCGGACAATTGTCCTGGGAAAGTTGAGGAAGAATGAAACCTGACATTATTTATATTTGTAAAGGCGAGGGTATGGACTGTTACTTACATCCATATTGTATTTTTCGTGAGGATCCTGTCGCCGCAACAGATGATCTATGCTCTCACACACTCAAGCCAGAATGCGCAAAGTATGGAGCCTGTGATGATCCTGAGAATCATCCAGAAAGGTTTATATTTCAGGAGAGGCGAGAAGACTGCGGACCGAGTTATTATTGGGAGGTAGAAACCAAATGATCTATGTGCTTACACTTACGAAAGTATGCCCTGGAGAGCCAACAGGTTATATTTCAGATCTCTGGGAAGATAGTTGGACAGACCGCGTTGCTGCCGAAAGAGCATTTAAAAATACAGAATTAAATACTATATATTTTCGTAAAGAACTCTGGGTAAAAGAGCCAGGCGGAAGAAGAACACTTCTTATGGAGGAACGATATGCCGCCTAGAGAATTTCATGGTAAGCAGATGACATTACGAGCTATAAATTCTGATGGAACTTATGGTGAGCCGATTGAATTCATAGAGCCGTTTCTTATTGAAGAAGAACCGGTCGAAATAGAAACTTCGAACAAAATGACTTTGCACTACCTGAACAATACAACTACTACATTTTCAGGCACACTAATACTACCTCATAAGAAAATGTCCCGTAAGACATTTAAGAAATGGCTGATGCACTTTCCATGGATTCGCCGCAATGAGGCCGAAGCATACTGCCGCCTGATTGGTATTGCCAAAGGGTGCATAAGCTATAGCGCTACATATCAGGACATCGCATTTCTAATTAACTTCGAAAGACCGGGTATAGTACTTTTTAATTCTTTCATAAGACAACTAAAGGAGACTGAAAAATAATCATGGACGAAATGAAAACTGTTGCTGCAAATGAAATTTCGGTTGAGGACTTTATGAAGCCGAGATGCAAGGTTAAACCTGGTGACCGCATTTATCGCAAACATAAGACTATGACAATTCCGGATCGGTTGGAAGTTGTTGAGGTAACTCCTGCCGAAACCGGATATTTTATTAAGTGTAAGTATATGTATCATGGAATCGGCGTACAGGAACGGACTTTCAGTGACGTGATATTCCGTGACGATTCTTGGGTGATTGAAAAGAAAGGAATTGACTTTTGAAAGGCTATAAGATTGGATTTAGTGAAACTGACGACAATGGTGATCTTCGCCTTTGTTATGCTCTAATTGAACTTGAGGTTCCAGAAAGATACCCTGGAGTAAAATACTGTAGCACTGGTTATAAGACTCGATCTAATGTCGCCAGGGTTCTGAAAATTAATAAAATAGCTATTGTCTCGGATCTTCTAGATGCACCAATTGTAAAAGTGACTCAAGAACACTTAGATTCGGCGTTTTCACTTTTTGATCCAAACTTTTGCTATCGTCCTGGAGAAATTGTTTATCCGGATCGCTTCGAAGATCAACCGTTCATATGCGCAAATGGAATTCACTTTTTTACTTATCGGGAATTGGCTATTGATTACGTAATGGACGACTGGGCTGTGAGTAAATTTACAGAACGTATACTGGAGAAAAAAATCCTTCGTCCAGTAGCTGTTGAAAGGTAGGTCTTGACTTTCAATGACTCCATCACAGATTCTTATTTCGAACGCTCAATATTTCTGTAAAAAACAGGGAATCAGAATCCAGGATTTTGAAGAAGAGCTGGGCTTTCGTCGTGGATATTTGGCGACAATGTTTCGCAGAGAAACTCCGATTGATTTGGATAGAGCAGTTAAGATCTCTGAAAAGTTTAATATCGCTTTAACCGAGCTGATCAGCTGCGATATTCAGAGGCAGGAGCGGATTATTGCACTTGAAAAAGAGCTTAGTCAGCTGAAGAAAGAGGAAGGGCTAACATGAACTACGAGAAATTTAATGACGCGATGTGCAGGCTTCGACAAGCTGAAGAAGACTATAATACAGCGCTTCAGGATGTATATACGGCTATTAATGAAGCTTTTCCACAGGATGATTTTTGGGTCGGCGATGAAATCATCTGCATTAATAAGAACAGCAAAAACTATAACAAAAAGCTTATCTATTTAGGTAGAAATGGGTGTTATATCGTGTTATGCAGCCTTGACGATGGTGGAATGCAATTTACAAATGATATTAACAGTTATCAAAAAACCGGAAAGCACTATAGTATAAATTTCTAGTATCAAATAAACGAGTCGTAACTGGATAAAATCATAATAGGACTGGACCTGTTCATAGTACCGTGAGCAGGTTCTTTTAATTTTGGAGGTATAAATCTATGAAAAAGTTAGTAGAAATGTTATCAGCATTCTTAATCGTGATATTTGCTCTGGAACCGTGTGCTGCTCATGGAGTTGCAACTGAGTATAAGTCCGAGACTTCCGAAGAACTTGTTTGGGAAGAACTAAGTAAATATTCTCCGAGTGACGCCATTACAGCGGGAATCATGGGATATTTCTTTCGAGAAAGCCAGATGAGATCCGATGCTATAGCAGGGTGGCCTCAGAGAAATCACGCAAAGGGCGTAACTGATATTTGCCAAGAATTCGTTGAAAAAATTGATTTAGGACTAAAAGACGGATCAACAAAAGACGAATTCATAAGAAAAGTTAATGTCCACTATGGCGGATTCGGACTTGGGCAATGGTCAGACGTTAAGTATCTGGAACATTTCTATGATTTCGTACAAGAAAATGGTGAATCTATTGCAGACGCAGAAGTCCAATGCGCGTTTATATTTGAGAGTATGATGGAGAATGAAAGACTCTGGAACGAAATTACAGAGCTTGACGATCCATATCGTATCGGAAGACGCATTGGATATTTGTACGATGGAACAGGAGACCTTGGAGCTGAGACAATTGCGAGTTTTGCTAAAAACTATTATTTGAGATTTAAGGAGGAATAATCGTGAATGATATTAATGCTGAATGGAAAGAACTCCTACCGAAAATAGGAAATTTAATTAGTCATATAAATATTGAAAATTATCAAATTAATGTAAAGCTGAAAGAGCTTCAGGAAAAAGAAGAGGAAGAGACGGACTGGCAGTCGAAGATTGATGAAGTTTATAATAAAGGAATTCAGGATCTGTATGACGCCATACGCTGTCTCTTTGCACCTTGTGGCAGAGTCCCATTAATGCCGGTTTCGGATATGCGTAAATTATTTGGTTCCGTATATGCAGAAAAGATTATTATAAATAAATCACCGGAAGAAATTATCGATAAGGTAAATAAATGGAAGGCTGAAAAAGATAAGGAAGAACAGGAACTTCGTGTTGGTGATGAAATAATTGTCGTCGATCTGAATGCTGAGTTTAACGATCGAACGTTTGTTATTTATGAGATAGACGATAATTTCTATTATGTTATTGAGCCTCTAACGCTTTATAAAGATGGATTCTTTAAAAATGCATATATTAAAAATCAGATAAAGAAAACTGGCAAGCACTATAATTCAATTCCGCTGCCGAAGGAGATAAATAGTCCGTGAATATTTCCGAAGAATACATAACAAAAGACCAGGCGATGAAAGCTTACTGTGAACATTTCTGTCATCCAGGTTCTCGCTGCCCAGATGGATATTGTCGGGAAGTTCGGGATGCTTTCGGACCGCTTGAAAGCGTTGCATTTATTATTGAGGAGGAATCAGATGTTTCTACTTGATATTCCAGAGCCTAAGAATTGTGACGATTGTATGTTTTGTGATTATGAGCGAGGTTTCTGTTATTTTAGTACTACAGATGGAACCTTAAAAACAACCAAAAGTGTTATCGAATATGCGAAGAACTGCACGAAGCCTGACTGGTGCCCGGCATCTAAGAAATTTGAAGAAGTTTATGTCATTACATCCGGAGAATATTCAGATTATGGTATTAATGCCGTAACCGTCTCAAAAGAAAGAGCCGAAAAACTTAAAAAGTATTATTCAAAGGGTTATTATTGTGATAATGATTTTGTTGAAATTGAAACATACAAAATCAATGAGCCACATGAGGATCTTGATGACCTTATTCCGGTTTATTATGTCAGCATCGATAGGCGCGGGAAATGTTTCTGCAAACACAAAACGTGGATGCACGAAAAAACTGAAAAATTGATTGAAGACGCGCCGCACTATATAGAGTCGTGCCTCGGCGGCAAACTTGTAACAAAACCAGAAATATTTGGCGATGAATTTCTTACATTCCACTGGTATGGCGCGGCCAAAGATGAAGAGCATGCTCTGAAGATTGCACAGGATAAACGGGCAAAAATGCTGGAAAAATATTATATGGACGAAGGAGAAAACAAATGAGTTACACATACGATCAGTATCTGGCCGAACATATCGGAAATGTAAATAAAGGTCTTCACTGGATGCTGGATAATCTTGGCTTTGAAGAAGAAAAGCCTGAGCTCGAAGTAGCTTTGGCCAATTTTGATCACGATGATAGCAAATACTCCGTCGAAGAATACGATGCCTATGACAAGTATTTTTACGGCGGGAATCGCAGTTATAAAGTGGTTCAGGAATTTAACTATGCCTGGCTGCATCACATTCACAATAATCCGCACCATTGGCAGTACTGGGTGCTTCTTGAAGATGATCCTGAGAGCGGAATGCCGTATAAAGCACTTGAGATTCCAGTGCATGTGATATTTGAAATGATTGCTGACTGGTGGTCATTCAGTTGGAAGTCTGGAAATCTCTTTGAGATATTTAGCTGGTATGCCGACCACAGGAGTAAGCAGATTATTAATCCGAAGAGCCGTGAGATCGTCGAGTATATTTTAGATCGGATCTGGAAAGTACTCATCATGCAGGAAACTGTCGCCGGGCATGATATTTCGGAGATTGAAAAGCAGTATAAGCATTTTTGGGCGGAACAGGATAGCAACACTCAAAATTATCACGATCTCTTCTGGGAATCAGGGAAACCGCCCGTACCGACACCAGACGATGTTCGGCCGATCTTCGGTAAACTTGAATACAATCCAAAAGATGAAGATAGTTATCGCGAAGCCACCGACAATGCTGCAGTCACGGATTATGGTAATGATGTAGAATTTTATGGACTTCGGCATGCAGATTCAGAACCTATCGGAAACGTTATAGGTGTGAACGAAACAGAAAACGGATTTGAGGTTACTGTGGAGTACTCAAAAGATAAGCAAGGATTTTGGAAATATTTAATCGAAGATAGAGAAAATAATATTAAGCACTCGGATGAAGATGACGACGAAGATCTCTATGGAGTTCCAGAGCTCAAGAAATTCCCAATGCCCGACAAGAAACACGTGAAATCCGCCATCAGATTCTTTAACTATGTCGATCCGAAGTATGAAAAGGAACTGGCGGAAGCGATCCTTGAGAAAGCTGAGGAATTTGGGCTTGATCTCGAGAATGATATTACGGTTGGAGATGAAAACAGATTTCAGAAGTATTTGAAGGAGAATAATTAATGCATTATTGTTGTGTTATTTTTTCAAAAGAATTTCCATCCGATGATGTTATAAGTAAGACGTTAAGTCCATTTTGCGAAGAAAATGAAACAAGACCATGCAAATATCCTGCATTTTCATGGGACTGGTATGGACTCGGTGGAAGATTTAACGGATTGCTTAAACTGTCCACCAAAAAGAATTCAGATAAATATGAATGGAATTACTATATCGCTAATCCTAGAGCTGGACGGTTATTTCGTTCATATCTTCTTGAAGAATTAACAGCAAACGACGTTAAACTTGGATTTTATAGTTTTACCGGTATAGAAGAAATCTTTTTTCCATCTCTTGGTTTTAGAGATGGATTTCTTTATGTTGATGGCGCAAAGATTTCAGATATTATTAATGTCGAAGATCTGATTAATTGTTATTGTTTTGTTGATATAGACGGTAACGGATACGCGCGGGAACATTGGGATGGCGAGCATCTTACAAAGAATGAAAATTTTGATGAACTTATCAAAAGCGCAATTAAAAATAATCAAGATTACTATGCTTGTATTGTAGATCTTCATGATTAGATGAAAAGGAAGAATCGTAATATTTACAGCCTCCTTAATAGAAAGGGGAGTGTAATATGGCTTCTTATCGAGACAAAATTAATCAGAAACAAATGACTACAGAGAGCGGTAAAATTGCATGGGCGATCGAGTATATTAATAGATGCGGATCTTTTAGATTCAAAAAAGATTGGCTATTAACTTTGAATAAGCACGAAGGATTACAATTATTTGATAATGTTAGTGTTTATCGTAGTAAAGGCGAATCCATTTACGTAATTGTAAAGCCGGTCGATTATAAGCCAAATCGTTATCTGTGCAAATATATACAAACTGATATGACATATGATCAAATGGTTAAGATGCTAGATGCACAACCGTGGGATTACGTTTAGAGGATCATTACAGGTCCTCTAACTTTTCGCAAGTTTTGCAACTCCTTTTATAGAAGGAGGCGATGTTATGTGCTTAACGAAGTATAAACTAATCGACGATGAAACTATTGCAGAAGATTTAATTTCAAAGATTTATAATATTAATCATTTATTACCATTGTTCGTCACGGAAACGATTGACGGACAGCAAATAATGATTATTATTAAAGCCCTTTGGAAAAATTCTTTGCGGTACAAAGAAATAGATCGATTAGGATTCGAAGACTTAACACCCGAAATCATAAGAGAGCACTTAGATTAAATTTTAAGTGCTCTTCTTTTTTTTATGGAGAATTCTTAATGTCAAATGACGAAGCCTGGATGATTATGTTACTTCTATTATATTCAGCGCAAGCGCAAGGTAAGGAATTCAATGTCAATGATATTTTCGAGCAAGAAAAAGCGGACGCATAGTTTGTAAGAAATTGTCCAAGCGTTGAATGGGAGCAAGATATGCACGCAAACATTCCATTCTGTAAACTCGATGGCGAAATGTGCAATATGCAGTGCCAGAATCGCAAGAATTACAGCTCCTATAATGCAGAGAAATCTAACATTAAATAAATGGAGGAATATTCAATGACAAAAGAAGAGAGACTTGAACTCATTAAAAAGCTCGATACTCAAATCGATGGAGTCGAAGCATACATTAAGCAGTTGAACGAAGCAAACGAGGACAATGATGATGCATGGTTACTTCGTTCTGCTGAAAGTAGACTTGATGGGTTGCGAACATTCATCGGATGTTATGAGAATAGAAAGCTTAAACAAGCACGGAGGAACTAACAGTTCCTCTTCTTTTTTCGCAAAAATAACAGCTCCTTTAATGGAAAGGAGTTGAAGTAATAATGGCTGAACAAATATATTATGATCAAGTTCAAGCAGAATGGTTTGTTGCAGAAAGAGAAAAAATAACTGAGACGATCGAAAAATTAAACCATGAGATACGTGATCGAGGCGAACTCAATCTGTATGATATTTATGCGAAGATTAACATTGGGGCGCCTCCAATATATCGTAAATTATGGCTAGAATTCGATTGTCCGAATGATGAAGAAAAATCTGACTATGAACCAATATCGCTCGACGCAATCGGAAGTTATCATGGATTGCCAATTATCTTACTCAATTTTCATGAACCAAGATATAGATTTGAGGATCTGTAAGAAATTACAGGTCCTCTATTATTTCTCGTAATTATTACAGTCTCCTTAATAGAAAGGAGGCGATAATTATGGCTAGAGAACTTTTCTGCGAACCGTTTACCAAGTACGTATTTTATTCGGACAGTAAATGTATTCACGAAGTCATTGAAACACTAAATAAGAAGTTTCACGAGAAAAATCAACTTTATCTATCCGAGTATATTGAAGAAATAAAAAAGGTTCTTCCATATCCGGTAATAGTAAATGAAGATATTTCATCGTGTCTTAAATGGTGCAGCGATGATAAAGAATACGAACCGTTGACAATCAGTATTGATGAAATGGTTTGGACAGATACACCGGTCAAAATGATCAACTACGATAAAACAAATTTAAAATTTGAAGTCGTTTAACAGCGGCTTCTTTTTTTTTAAACGATTTACTTAAAAAGGAGGAATAACAAATGGCTCAAACGGCAAAAATATTTATGATGAACACTGCCAGAAGCGGAGGAACCATGATCGATGTCCAAATTAATAGATATTTGGAGGAGCATCCGAAGCACCGCATCAAGACCGTTTCGTATGTTGTTGTCGGAATGATGGAAAAGGCTCTCGTGATATTTGAATATCCGGACGCTAAGGCACAAGAGATCAGAGATTCTGCCATGTCGCCCAAAGGAAATGACAACTTGAATAGACATACTCAGCAGAAAACTTAATTTCGAAACTTTTACATCTCGTTTAATAGAAAGGAGATGAAATCGATGAGTTTTGATGAATTTCGGAATTTTTCAAGTGAAATGGCGAAGAAGGTCCGTCGCAAAAGAGAAACGACACTGGAGGCTATTCATATGAAACTAAATGACCATCATCAGTACAATTTCGAAGATTTCGATGTCCGCAAAAGAGGGGATCACTTTGAATCCTACAATAAGAAAACAGGGAAGAAACTCTTCGAGGCCTGCACCTGGACGGAGGCATGGGAAGACCTGAAAGAAGAGTTCTTTGTGAGAGCGTAGAATTTTAAGCGCTCTCCTCTTTTTTCGCAAAATTGACAGACCCTAAAATGAGGCAGAAGCCTACACTATTTTCAGGAGGAATTAAAAATGGGTAAAGTAAAAACCTGGCTGAAGGACAAAGCAGATAAAGCTGAAGAAGGACTTAAAAACTTCGGAGCTAACTTTAACAAGTTCGTTGACGAGCATCCGCGGCTTACGACCACGACTCTTGTCGCGTTCTTTGTTGGGCTCCCGGTCGTTCTCGGAATTTGTCTTCCGCCGAGTGAGGAGAAGTCATCCGGAAACAGTGAGAAAAAAGAAGAGGACAAAAGTAACTTTGAACAGGTCTGGGACTTTGTTCAGGGACTTGATCTGGCGCCGAACGAATCGTTTAACATCGAGATCAACGGAAACGGCAGCGGTGACAGGAGCGTAACACATACGTACAAACCGATGATCGAATCCAATGATAACGATGATACGGTCACGTTCGTCGAGGAGCCGGCCAAGACCTATGACGTTGAAGTCTAAGAAACACTAAAAACAGAGGAATCTTACAGGTTCCTCTTCTTTTCGCAAAAACGACAGCTTCTATGATGCAGGAATAAATTACTTATATTTGGAAAGGGGTAATGTTATGACTAGAATGGAACGCATCAAAATGAAGTATGAAGAGACGAAAGCAAAGACAAAGGAAACTGCCGTAAAGGTTAAGAACAAAGTCTCAGTTTTCGTATCACAGCATCCACGCGCTGTCGTTGGACTTGTTGTGGTCGGAACAGGTCTTGGAGTTCTTATTCGTTACATGGGCGAAAAGTCCGATACCACTGCTGTTTCGTCTACTCAGGATGAAAACAACTATGCGGGTATGGTCCAGAAAGGTCTTAGCGAAGACGGAAACGAAGACACAATTGATTATATTCCTGCAAAGAACGAAAACGATGAAAGCGAAAAGGATGCTTTCAAGAAACTTTGGGAAGAGAACTACAAAGATAATTGGGACAAGGTTGTATCATTTGCAGATACACTTGATATGAAATCTGGAGAAATGTTCATTATCGAGGACTCGAAGCAATATGCTGACGAACCCTGGTATGACGGAAAACCAATCATTTCACATCTTGTGGACAACTGCGGAATGTATCCGCCCGATGAATAATTCTTTAAGAGCGCTTGGATTTACAGGCGCTCTTCCCTTTTGCCAAAATAACTTATATGTAAAGGAGAACCAGTATGAGCATTGCAGATGAAATTTATATGAGCACCGAAAATCCAGAACCTAAAACCGTAAAGAAATCCAATCGCTACGACTGTATTCACAATGATCTCGGCGTAAGCAATATCCGGCTTTACAGGGAAATCAAGGCAAGCCTCATCAGGACCAAAAACGCAATGATTGATGACGTGCTTTCGCCGGATTCTTCCGAGTTACATCTCGATGATATTCTTCAGTTGGTAGCAGAAGTAGTCGACTCCTATGAGCGGCTGAGACTTATCTATAAGTATTATATTTTCGAAGGCAATATTCCAGAAAACTTGCTTCCCTCAGACGAGGAACTTGACGACGATGAAATTGCCGAGCAGGATTTTATGAACGATGAAGACGAGGATGAGGATGACAAAACTGAATCGTAAGGCCTCGTAAAAATTACAGATTCTATTATAGAGAGGAATGGACAACCTCTCTAATATTTTTTGACACGAAAGGAGAATCAGAAAATGAGCAAATGGTATGTTGTCGGAAAAGTATGTGGAGTCATCGCGTCAGTAAAGGTTCTTGGTCTTCTTGCTATTGGGTTCTGTGCAGGAGTATTTGCGGCGGACAGAAGCACCGAGCGAGAAAGGAAAAAGCATAATCAGGAATGCGACGTGTATAACCAGGGATGGAACGACTGCAGACAGTGTTATGCGAACTTCAATGGCGAAGAGACCGGTGAGTATGAGTTCGGAGCGTGCGAAGATGCCGGAACAAAAGAGAATTAAAACGCCGGCGAAACACGTCCCGTATCGTTGCGGAGATCCAAGAGGCCCAATGATTAATCGTCCATCTGTCGAGTATACCGGACACGGAAACGATCTTATCTATGACGGGTACAGCGGACGGATATTTCGAGCAAGTGAAAAGTGGGTACGAAGCGGCTGCGAAACATTCATAAAGCGCTATACCGATGAAGATGGCGATTGGGTCAATTATAATGATCTCTACAAATTATGGGGGATCGAGGAAACAGACTTCGGAGCAAAGTATGGATATTCTCCGTCTGAAGACTGGAAAGTAGATCTTGAGTTCTCATTCACATGGCTTGGACCAAAAACAGAACTCTACGACAAATTTGGAGAAAGAGTGTTAATCGTAGAGCCAAAACAAGGATGTTTTCCAATGGAATGTTACTGGGAGGTATGATAATGGAAACGAAAACAAACAAAATGCTTAAAGGAATTGGCGGTTTCTTAGATCAAAATGCGCCGACATTTGCAACGGTGGGCTCAATGCTCTGCTCAGGTCTCACTGTATTCTTCGCGTATAAGGCCGCAAAAGCCGCAGGACGCATTCAGACGCAGAGGGATAATGATATTCAGGATCTGAAACAGGATGTCGCAGCAGGCATTTGCACGGCCGAGGAGGGTAAGGCAGAAGAGCGCAGAATGAAGCTTAATTCCGGTCTGACGCTCCTTTATATTTATCGGTGGAGTCTTACCAGCGCTGTTCTCGCGGCAGGCCTTGCTTTTCTTTCGAATCATCTTAACGGAAGAACTATCGCCGGAATGTCCGCTCTTATCGCAATGAACCAGGACAAGATTAAGTCAGGTTCCGAGAAAGTTAAGGAACTAGTCGGAGAAGAGAAATTTGAGAAGATTCGCAATGATATTAACCGCGAAGTTCTCGGAGAGAAACTCAAAAACGGAAGTGTAACAACCGAGGTATCAAAGTTTTCAAGTAGCGAAGATCCGGACGACAGTAATTATGAACGATATTACGATACTTACTGGGGACAGTTTATCGAGATCAATCCCGGCGTTTTGTTGGATGCTATCGCTGAAGCAGAGCGCTCAACGTTCCTAAGGTGGAATGACTGGCGCGGCATGCTCGGAATGGAATCATGCGGTGCTGGGTATCATGTCGGATGGGGCGACAAGAACCGATTTAAAGCTCGGATCGGCTGGATCGATACAGGAGACGGCGGTACGAAAGCAATTATTTATGACACGGAACCCGTAGGCCTCAGACAGGCAAAAGACACGAAGAGGTAAAAAGTATGAGCAATATTATAAATACAGCAAAAGGTCTACTTTCAACAGGAATGGCTTTCGGTAAGAAGAACGCTCCGATGATTATGACGGGCGGAGGAATCTGCCTTGGATGGCTCGGAGCTTATATTCTCTGGAAACAGAGCAAGAAAGCAGAACAGGTAATTGCAAAGAAAGAAGCAGATCTGCAGTCGACAATTGATATTTCGGAGGAAGAAAACGAGGCTTCAGGACGTGGCGTTATGGACGCTATAAAGGCCCGTAGCGAGCTTCCTAAAAAAGATAAGATTATTATCTACCTACAGTACTGCTGGACAGCCATGGCCCTTGGAATCGCTTCTACGGGGCTTCTAATCGGTGCCCAGAAGCTTACGCTGGATCGTCTTGCAGAAATGTATATTCTCACGCAGTTTCTTGAGGAAAAGAACAAGAAACAGGACGGTCTGATCGCAAAACTCAAGGAGAAAGCAGGGCTGAAGGAAGACTCGAAAGCCATGCACGATCTTGAGAATGATATTATCGACGAAGAGTATGATCGGGAAGAGATTGTCGATGAACTTATCAGTCACCAAAATGATTATGGACCTGGAACAGCGCTTATTATCGATAAGGTCACGCATGCAAGATTCCGAGGAGATATTATCGAGGTAACCGAGGGAATCGCCGAAGCCAATGATATTCTGAAATCCAGACGCAAGAAAGCAATTAAGAAGCGGCTCGGAGATGCATTCTATTCGTCAGGCGATAATCCGTGGAGTGAGGATAAATATGACGAAGATCAGTATGGGGAAGTATATTCGACGCTTGATCTGGAATCGTTCCTGAACTCCATCGGTGAAATTGACGGGTGCGAAGACGGCGATACAAGGCTCGGTGAACTTTTGGAATTTCGTTATTACGGCGGAAGTGATTTGCTGAAACCTAGCCAGATTATGAAATATAAAGAGTATCTGGATCCGGCGACAGGGCATCCTGCTGTTATTTATCTTGATTATACGGAACTTCTAAGTCCGTCAAGTGAACTTATGGAGCGAAATCCACTGTAAAATAAGGTTTTATGGCTGGTTGTAGGGCTGAAAAGTCTTACAACTGGCCTAATTTATGCCTATTTTAGTGATATTTTCGGTAAAAATGGAGCAATTTGATACGAAAATAGAAAATGATTCGTAAAATCTACATTTTCTATAATGAGGAAAAGACCTCAACAAATTTACAAATTATTTTTTATGGAGGTAAAACACATGAATGAGAATCTGAAGAATCAGGAAAAAGCAGTTGTTGAAACTGAAATTAAGGAAGTTGAGACCACTATGGATCAGGCTACTCAGCCTGCCCAGGACAACGCGGTCACCGTAATGGTGAAGCCGAACCTGATCGACAGAGGATACCAGAAGTATCTGGACCAGCGCATGAAGAAGGCGCAGGCGAAGGAGGAAAAGCGGAAGGCAAAGGAGGAAGCTCCTAAGGAACCGAAGGGTAAGAAGACCCTGAAGATCCTTGGTGGCGTTGCTCTTGCTGCCGCTGGCGTAACCGGAGCCCTGCTCTTCGGAGGCAAAGGCGGATCTTCGGATTCTGTCGAACTTGGAGACGGCGACATCTCGGTAACCCCGGCCCCGGCAGAACTTGAGAGCGGATCTTCGGTCGAGACGATCAATATCAGCGAGACTGCAGTCCCGACTACGGACGAAGCATGAAACCGTAAAAGTTTGTAACTTGGAGGTTAAAAAGCCATGGGCTCTTTACAGAGCCTATAGCTTTTGCTTTTTTTGGACTGATATTTTCATATAACAAAATACTATAGAAATGGAGATAGAAATGGCTAACGAAGCAACAAACTATAATGTGCAGGAACCTGCGACGAAAGTTGTTCAGGGCAAAGTCAAAATCGATAAGCCGCCACTCGGAAAAAGAATCGTCAAATTCCTGTTTTCGGATAAGCTAGATGCCGTCGGAAACTACCTCGCCTATTATATTCTTGGACCTTCAATTAAGGATCTGGTCTTTAAACTTGGCAATGGTGCCCTTCAGATGGCCCTCTACGGCGGCCAGGGAGGCTATGGCGGCATCGGAATGGGTTCAGGCAATTATATTCCCGGTTACGGCTATCAGCCCGTCAGACGCGATCCTGTGCCTTATAACAGCATGTATCCGAATGCCTCGCCTCCTCCAGGCTATGCAAATCCTGCGCCAGGACCTGTTAGCTTTAGAGGAAATGTAGGTCTTACTGATATTTCTTTCGATACTCGTGACGACGCATACCTGGTTCTCGACCGTATGAATCGAGAACTTCAAAGATATCGTCGCGTCAGAGTTGCGGACTTTTATACCTATGCCGGCATTACTGGTCAGGAAGGAAACTGGACACTACAGTCTACCGGATGGACAGATCTTACAACGGCAAGGCCTGTTATGAGAACCGATGGACGCTGGATGATCGAATTTCCGCCCACAATGGCAATTTAAGCACGTTTAAAATGATAAAACGTCTATATTTTTGGAGGAAAAACCATGAATTTCTTTAATAAAATGAAAAACGGAGGATGGAAGCTCCCTTTTCAGAGTGCAGGAGTAGCTATTATGGCCGCGAAACCGGAACTCGCGCTTATCGGAGGGGGTCTTTTCCTTCTCGCGGGTACTGTGACGGCCTGTATGAAGACCGAGAAAGCGAAAAAGGCCGTCGAAGAAGCCAAAGAAGCGGCAAAACAGGTTGACGAAGCAATTGTAATCCCTGAAGAAGACTCCGGAATTGATATTCTGCCTGCTACTAAGAAGCAGATGAAGATCGAAAAGGGCCGTCAGTACACAAAAATTTACGGAAAACTCGCCTATGAGATGCTGAAACTCTATGGAATTCCGGCATTTTTGTGGTTTTCGGGCTTTGGACTTGTTACTTGGGGGCATGTAGACCTTCGACATAAGAATCGTCAGCTTGCAGCAGATATGTTTGCCGGAACTCAGCTCATGAAAGAGTACCGGGAACGTGTTGCCAATGCTGTCGGAGCGGAAACTGAGCAGAAAATCTTCATGGGAGCGCAGGAAGGCACCGTAAAAGTGCTGGAAAAGGACCCTGAGACCGGTGAAAAGAAGATTGTTGAGAAACAGGGCACGATTTTCATGTCTCAACCAGGCTCAATCTTCGCAAGAAACTATGTTCCAGAGACAACGGATATTATGTACAAGGATTTTGACCGTGAATATGCCGAAAAACGAGCAAGACTTATTAATATGGACCTGGAATCGGGCCTTGTTCGGTGTTATACGGGAATTGAAATCTTCCGAAAGATGGGATTTAACGAAAATGCCCTCGGACTCAGCGAAGAAGAGCTCAAGGCCCTTCGCGAATACGGTATTTCAACAAATGCAATGAAGGTTCCCGATCCTGAAATGAGAAAACTGAACCTCACATTCCTTGACGGATATCGAAAAGTGATCGATGAACGGACAAGAGAGCCGATTTACGAGAAATGTGTCCGTCTTGACTTCAATTTCTACCCGTTGGAGGGTAAAGTCTGATGAAATTAATCAAAATTCTTGGAAAAATTGTGGGGATTTCCATGATGACTGTCGGATTTCTGGTCACAGCGATCGTCGGATACGTCGTCATTGGTATTAAAAATGAGAATTTAGACATAAAAATAGGAGATTTTAAGTGAAAAATTTACTTATTTTCCTGTTCGGAGCGGCTATTGGAGCAGGCGGAATGTTGCTTTGGCTCCGAAAAGATATTAAAGAAGAGCTTGAAAAAGCAGAAAAAAGCGGTTCGGAAAGCGACTCTGAGCCGCCTTTTACGGTCAAAAATGATACGGGAACTCGGGAAAAAGGGGCTGAAATTGTCGCTGCAAACGACAGTTATGAACCTGAAAAACGGGCAAAAGTTCCGTATCACACACTGTTTCAGGGGTCAGAAGGAAAGACTTCGGAGCTGTTTTCAGACCCCAGAGACAGCGGAATTTTCACTCATGTAAGAGAAAACGAAGACGAAAATGACAACCCTGAAGCAGGTTTTATCGGAAATGATGAGACCGACGGAGGGGTCTTTGAGATTGACAAAGACGATTTTATGGCCGATGACGGGTATGAACAAGAGCGACTTGTTTACTATCGCGGTGACAAAATTATGGCAACAGAAGACGGAACCATTATCACAAATCCGTTTATATTGGTCGGTGGAGAATGGGATAAATGCGTTGGTAATTATGCTGACAGGACGGCATTTATTCGCAATCCGCGGCTTGTAGTGGACTATGAAATCTATGTGGAGGACGGATTATATTCTGATGAATATGGACCTCCTGACGGATACCGAGAGGGCTGATTAAGACTATGAATGAGGCATATTTTTGTTGGTTAATCAGGCTCATCGGCGACGATTATATTGCTGCAAATTACCAGAAACTTCTTCGGAAATTATATTCCAAAGAGTATACATGGGAGCTTGTTTACGACAAAAATAGGGCCGCCGATGGGATATATTTGCGTAAATTATTTGACCAGGAAATGGGGAATTTACGCATAAATTGCGAGATGATGAGCGTCTCAAAGTCACCGTGTTCGGTGCTTGAAATGCTCATCGCTCTCGCTCGCAGCGCTGAATTTAACATCATGCATGATCCGGATTATGGAGACAGATCGGGTATATGGTTCTGGGAAATGATGCAGAATTTAGGGCTCGACATATACGACGACTATAATTTTTATGAGGCAGAAGTGGACAAAATTATCGATAATTTCATTCACAGAAGGTACGCAAAAAATGGTGCCGGAGGAGCTTTTCCGGTCAGAAACGCGAAGCAAAATATGAATCAAAAAGACCTCTGGTGGCAGATGAACGCATACCTGGAAGAACGTTTTCCGATATGAATTTTTTTGTAAATTTCGTGAAAAAGTGATGAAAAATGTAAAATTTCGCCGTACGTATAAAATTTTAAAAAACGGCATTTTTTAGCGATTTTTCGTGATTTTTGGCCATTTTTTTCAAAAAACCCCTTTTTATGGTGCCCATTGTCACTTTTTTTTTGGTTATTGTGTGAAGAAAAATTAATTTATATATAAAAAAACCACAAAAAAAAGTGGCAATTTGACACCAAGCGAAAAAATTACGTTATGGCGAGAAAGGAGGGAATCGTACGGATTTTGTTATTATTCGGCGAAGGCAACGCAGTAAAAATACACCCATTGAAATCTTTCCTGAGTTCATCACTACAAAGACAAAAGATCTCATGATTCGAGGCAACGACTTTTATGCCGTGTGGGATGAAGACAATGGTAAATGGTCAAAAGATGAAGACGTTGTAAAGAATAAAATTGATCGCATGATGGAAGAATACAAAGCAAGTGACGTTGATCTCGAAGGTGCGAAGATTATGTATATGAAATATTCAAGCCTTGGGTCCATCGATCAGTGGAAGAAATATCTGAAGAGACAGATGGATGATAATTTTCATCCTCTCAACACGAAACTTGTTTTTCAGAATTCTCCAATCTGCAGAGAAGACTATTCATCCATTACACTTCCATATTCGCTCGAGGACGGAGACTATCACGCATGGGATGAACTTGTAGGAACTTTATATTCTGAAGAAGAAAAACACAAGATTGAATGGGCAATCGGTTCGGTTGTATCCGGCGATTCAAAACATATTCAAAAGTTCTTTGTATTTTACGGAGATTCCGGAACCGGTAAGTCAACGGTTCTGAATATTATAGATAAACTCTTTCAGGGATACACGACTACTTTTGATGCAAAGAGTATCGGTATGGCGAGCAAGGATTTTTCTTTGGAAGCGTTTAAGGATAATCCACTTGTTGCAATTCAGCATGATGGTGATCTAAGTAAAATCGAAGATAATACAAGACTTAACAGCCTTGTCTCGCATGAGACTATTCTTGTAAATGAGAAGCACAAGACACAGTATCCGATGAGCATGTGTTCAATGCTTTTCATGGGCACAAATAAACCGGTTCGAATTACAGACTCAAAGTCAGGAATTATTCGAAGGCTGATTGATATTTCGCCAACCGGAAATAAAATTCCGTTTAAGAAGTATCAGAGGCTACTTGGTGAAATTGATTTTGAGTTAGGCGCGATTGCAAAACACTGCCTTGATGTTTATGAAGCCGATCCTTATTACTACGATCAATATATTCCGACAGAAATGATCAGCGCAACAAATGACTTTTATAATTTCATGCACGACTGGCTGTATGAAAGAATCCAAGATAAGGAATATATTACGCTGAATGACGCATGGATGGAATATAACATTTATGCCGATGATGCAAGGCTTCCGAAAGAATGGCGTTTTATTAAGCGCACATTTAAAGAGGAACTTAAAAACTATTTTCGGATTTATAAAGAACGGTATCATGATCGTGAAAAAGACGAGTATCTGAGAAACGTTTATATGAATCTTAAAATAGAAAAGTTCAGTGAATTTCTGGAAGAAGCTGAAGAATCCGATGATATTTCTGAAGCGGAGACGGCGGATAGTAATGGCACATGGCTAAAATTCAATACAACAAAGAGTTTTCTCGATGAAGTAGGGAGCTTATGGCCGGCACAGTACGCTTATATTTGTGACGATGGCAGTGACAGGCCGTCTACCAGTTGGGATAAGTGCGAGACCGTCCTAAAAGATATTAATACGTCAGAGCTTCATTATACAAAGCCTCCTGAAAATTATGCTTTTATTGATTTTGATAAGAAGGATCCGAAAACTGGTAAGAAGTCTTTGGAATTGAATATCGAAGCAGCATCAAAATGGCCTCCAACTTATGCAGAACTCAGTAGGAGCGGTCAAGGTATTCATTTGACTTATATTTACACCGGAGACATCAGTAAAGTCGCATCGATTTATGAAGATGAAGTAGAAATTAAATTTTACACTGGAAAACAGTCTCTCAGAAGAAAACTGACACGTTGTAATGATTTACCGATTGCAACGATCAGTTCCGGTTTGCCAATAAGAAAGGAGAGACCAAAAACGGTAGAAGAATATGTTATTAAAGATCAAAAGCATTTAGCTGCTGCAGTTCGTAAGGCTCTGAGAAAAGAGATTTCTCCGTATTCGACCGTCTGCTGTGTTCAGTACATTGGTAAAGTATTGAACGATGCCTATAACAGCGGCATGAAATACGATATGAGCGAATTTAAATCTCAGGTTCTTGAGTTTGCAGCAGGATCTCATAACCATTCTCTGGAATGCCTGGATATGGCTTCCGGATTTCCTTACAAGAGCGAAGAGGAAACGAAATGGGTTGAGCCGCCAAAAGGTGAAAAGAAGATTGCATTCTTTGATACTGAAGTTTTTCCGAATCTGTTTATATTAGTTTATAAGCCGATTGGAGAAGACTGCGTGACACTTATTAATCCGGAGCCGAATGAAGTTCTTGATTTCTTCCAGAAATACAATGCTATCGGATTTAATAACCTCGGGTACGATAACCATATTTGTTATGCAAGAATCTGTGGAGACAGCTTATATGAGCTGTTTGTTCGGTCACAGAATCTCATCAATGCTCCGAAGGGTAAGAACGACTGGGCGATTAATCAATCGAAGAATCTCAGTTATTCAGATGTATTTGATTTTTGTTCAGAAAAGAAAGGGCTTAAGAAGTGGGAGATTGCGCTTCAGAAGGAAGGCGTTGATATTCGTCACGATGAAGCCGGGCTTCCGTGGGATAAGCCAGTTCCGAAGAATCTTTGGAAGAGAGTAGCAGAGTACTGCTGCAATGACGTAATTGCAACGGAAAAGGTATTCTTCAAGAATCAGTCAGACTTTAAAGCGCGCGAGATCCTGGTTGAGCTTGCCAACGCACTGAGAGGTCCAGGAAGTACGGTCAACGATTCAACAAACAATCTCACCATGAAGCTGATTGTTGGAAATGAGAAGGCACCTCAGGCGTTGTTTGTAAAACCCGATCTTACAAAGCTGTTTCCAGGTTACGAATTCAGTCAGTATGGAATTGATCGAGATCGGTACATGATGAAACTCGATCTGAAAGATATTCCAGAGAACCCGAAGAAGTACGGTTTGTACGAATTTGAAGAAGGTAAATACGTTTTAACCAAAGATGAGCAAATGATATTTGGTAAGAATTATTACCGAAACAACATTATTAGCGGAAAGTCGTTCTACAAAGGGTTTGATCCCGGCGAGGGCGGCTTTGTTTATGCCGAATGGGGACAATATTACGGTGCAGAGTGCTATGACTCTGCCTCGCATCATCCGTCATCCTTGATTGCCGAAAATGGATTCGGTCCATATACGGAGAATTTCAAGATGCTTCTTGATATTCGTTTACACATAAAGCATAAGGACTATGACTGGGTCAGAGGTCTCTACGGCGGCATACTTGCCCCATATTTAACGTCTGATGAAGACGCAAAACAACTCAGCCAGGCACTGAAAATTGCAATAAACAGCGTTTACGGCCTCACAGCGGCACATTTTCCGAACAAATTGAGAGATCCCCGAAATGATGACAACTGGGTCGCCAAACGAGGGGCTCTTTTCATGATCGATCTTCTTCTGGAAGTTAAGAAGCGCAATTATAAAGTCATTCATGTAAAGACCGATAGTATCAAGATTGATAATCCCGATCCTATGATATTTCAGTTTGTTTATGATTACGGAAAGAAGTTCGGATACACGTTTGAGGTTGAACACAAGTTTGAAAAGCTTTGCCTTGTGAACAACGCCGTTTATATTTGCAAATATACCGATGATCCTGCAAACGGAAAGATGGCTGGTAAATGGGACGCAACCGGCGACCAGTTTAAGGAACCTTATGTTTTTAAAACACTTTTTACACACGAACCTCTCAGCTTTTGGGATCTTACGGTGACACAGACCGTGAAGGTCGGAAACGGTTTATATCTTGACATGGATGAAGATCTCCCATCTTCCGAGCCGTTTGAGAAAGAAGAAGAGAAGCTTCTTCGAAAGTGGCATAAGGCCGGCTACGATCTTTCTGAAGAGAATGAACAGAAACTCAACGATGGAACTGCACCTACTTTGGTTGATATTCCCGACAAGAAGCAGGAGCAATATACCATCGAGCAGTATCATCGTGATTATCTGCGAATTCTCGAATTGAGAGAAGAGATCGCAAAGTGCCATGATTACCACTTTATTGGAAAGTCAGGCTTGTTCTGCCCGATGAAAGAAGGCTGCAAGGCAGGTCGTCTTGTTCGAGAGAACAACGGAAAGTACTCCTATGCGTCAGGAGCAAAAGGATATCGCTGGCTCGAAGCAGAGCAAGTGAAAGATTTCGGTCTTGAAGATCAGATAGATTATGATTATTTCGAGGCCCTTAAGAACGATGCAATACGCACGATTGAAGAATACGGTGATTTCGCTGCGTTTGCAAATAATTAATTATTTATATTTAAACAAAAAGGAGAAACAAAAATGCAGATCGTAGAAAGAACAGCAAGAGGAATTACCATTGACGGAATCGTGGATCGTGAGGTACGTTCCAGGAACTTTGGTGGAGAAGAGAAGAAAGACCGTGTTACCGGCAGAACCGTAAACAGTCCCGGATACAGAAATTTCCTGCTCTATGTCTCTGAAGAGATCGCGGAGGAACTGAAGGATCGCGGATGCGAAGTTAAGTATACAAAGGTTCAGGACCCGAACGACGTTCCGGTTCCTTACGTGTCTGTAATTATTTCCTATTACATTAAGAACGTGGATGCGTTCCTTATCAGTAGGGATGTTACCACGCCTCTTGATGCCGATCATATTTTCATGATCAATAATGTCGACATTAGGAACATGTGCCTGAATGTCGAGTTTGGTAAAGAGAAGACACACAACAACGGCGTGAAGTATGTTCCGATCTACGCCCAGCAGATTGTTGTTGAGGTAACTCCCAATTATATTGCCGAGAAATATGCGAACCTGCGCGGACCGGTCGTGACAGCTCCTGGTACGGAAGAGACCGAAGAGAGTCCGTTTTAATCGACAATGACTCCGGAGCTTGATGCAGGTCAGCTGAAGGCACTTGAACAATTGCAGAACGGTAATATTCTGATTGGTGGAGTCGGTTCCGGCAAAAGTCGGACCGGCCTTGCCTGGTACTTCACGAAGGTTTGCGGCGGCCAGATGAACGGAAAGGAACGAGGTCTTAAGAATGATATTGTTCCAATGCTCTGGCCGAAGGATCTTTACATTATCACCACTGCCAAAAAACGTGACGATGGTGAATGGGATGAAGAGATGGAGCCTTTTGGACTTTCGACGAATCCTGAAAAGTCATCCTACAAAGACAAGGTAAAGGTAACTGTCGATTCATGGAATAATGTTCAGAAGTATATCGATGTAAAAGACGCAGTCTTTCTATTTGACGAACAGAGAGTGGTGAGTTACAAGACATGGGCAAGAGCGTTCGTAAAGATTTCAAAGTCAAATCACTGGATATTTCTCACGGCAACACCAGGAGACTGTTGGATGGACTATCTGGCAATCTTTATTGCGAACGGATTCTTTCGGACTAAGAGAGAGTTCGAGATGCGTCATGTCGTCTATAATCGCTATTCCAAGTATCCGCAGGTTGACCGCTACATCGACGATTATATTTTGCAACGTATGCGGGATTCAATTCTTGTGAACATTGAATATCAGAAGCCGACAGAGCGGCATAGTGAAGTTATACCGGTAGAGTATGACCGTGAGTCTTACAGGGTGCTCATGCGCGAAAGATGGAATATATTCGAAAACAGGCCTGTTGAGAATGTCAGCGAACTTTGTTATCTTCTCCGGAAAATTGTAAATTCAGATCCGTCGAGAATTGAAAATGTTTTGGAAATTGCGCAAGAACATCCAAGACTCATTATCTTTTATAACTTCGATTATGAACTTGATATTCTCAAGAATGCGAACTGGCCGGAAGGCACAGTTGTCAGGGAATGGAACGGGCACCGGCATGAAGAAGTTCCGACTGATATTCGCTGGGTCTATCTTGTTCAGTATGCTGCGGGAGCAGAAGGATGGAACTGCACGACAACGGACTCCATGCTATTCTATTCTCCGAGTTATTCGTACAAAGCAACCGAACAAGCGATGGGTCGTATAGATCGGCGAAATACTCCTTTCCACGATTTATATTACTACAGCTTCAGATCAATGGCGCCTATTGATATTGCAATTAGTAGAGCTCTTAAACGAAAACGGAACTTCAACGAAAGCGTTTTCTTTAAATCACGAAAATCGTAAAATTTACAGCGACTATAGTAGAGAGGGAAGCAGATATGCATTTTTAGCATTCTGTTTCCTTTTTCTTATTTGGCGCATTTTACGCGATTCGTAAAATTTACAGCGACTATAGTAGAGAGGGAAGCAGATATGCATTTTTAGCATCTGCTTCGGGATTTCGAAATGGCTAATAAGAAAGCGCTTGAAAGTAAGTTCCAACGAGATCTGATCGATGAGCTTGAAAAGATATTTCCTGAAGCGTTGATCTATAAGAATGAGACACGACAGGGATTCCCTGATCTCACAGTTTTATACAAAGATCATTGGGCATTGCTTGAATGTAAAAGGGAAGAGAAATCAACGCATCAGCCTAATCAGGATTATTACGTTGAGCGTGCTGATCAGATGTCGTTTGCGAGATTCATTTACCCCGAGAATAAGCAGGAGGTATTGGATGAACTTCAACAAGCATTTAGAACTGGAGGGCAAGCATGCTCTTCTGAGTCCAAGTAAACCGTATTGGTTAAATTATACACAGGATCAGATAAGAAATTATATCAGAGCACAGAAAGCGGCTGCAGAAGGTACAGAACTTCATGACATTGCAGCTCGCTTGATAAATAAAGGTTTGAAACTTCGCGGTTCAACTCAAACACTGGTTGCATATGTAAACGATGCAATTGGTTTCGGAATGACGCCTGAAGTTGCTTTAAAGTATTCTGACTCATGCTTTGGCCATAGCGATGCAATTAATTTTGATCACGGTATTCTTCGTGTTCATGATCTCAAAACCGGCAGCGGACCGGTTCATATGGAGCAGCTTGAAATTTATGCTGCTCTTTTTCTTTTGGAATATGAGCGGGCCTATGGCGTAAATCCGCTTAACACAAAAGTGAATCTGCGTATTTATCAGAATGATGATATTCAGGAGTTTAGTCCTGATAAGGACCGCGTTGAAGAAGTCATCTATAACATCAAAGAAAAAGATGGCTGGGTCCAGGATTCGTTGAGAGAGGTTGAAGGCTGATATGAATATTTTAAAACATTACGGAACACCTAGACATTCTGGACGTTACCCTTGGGGATCCGGAAAGAATCCTCAGCGTAATAAAAACTTTCTTCAGCGCGCTGACGACCTTGCCGCACAAGGACTATCAAAGAAGCAAATTGCTGAAGCTATGGGTTTGAGTACCGGCGATTATGTCGCCATGCGAAAGATCTATAAGAATCAAATCGGTGCCGAAAATCAGATGACAGCCCTGAAGCTGAAAGATAAAGGCTGGAGTAACACGGCAATTGCTGAAAAGCTTGGAGTTTCAGAAGGTACTGTTCGTAATCTTTTGGATCCATCAAAGAAACGTCGCGAAGATACTGTACAGAATATCGCTAACGAGCTGAAAGAGTATCTGAAAGACAAACCGTATCTGGACATCGGTGAAGGTGTTAACCGTCAGCTGAATATCAGTGAAGAGCAGCTTCATGCTGCAAGACTGCTTCTTGAAGACGAAGGATACAACGTCTATGATTATCGCCTTCCTCAGGTCAGTAATCCGAAGCAGTTTACGAATCTAAAAATTCTTTGTGATGGCGAAGTAACCAAAGCAGAGCTTAAAGAGAATCTTGGGAAAGTAACATCGCCTGAAGGTTTATATTTTGAGGACTACGGCGAAACTGCAGTTCACAGAAAGCCGATCCCGAGTATCGATTCAAGCCGCGTCATGGTGAACTACAATACTGGTGAACCTGGCGGCGGACAGGAGAAAGACGGAGTTATCGAGATTCGTCCAGGAACCGATGATTTATATTTGGGCGGCAGAAACTATGCCCAGGTTCGAATTGGTGTTGATGGGACACATTATCTGAAGGGAATGGCCGTTTATGGTGATCCTTCAAAGATGCCTCCCGGCGTCGATATTGTGTTTAATACAAATAAGCATTCAGATGTTCCGATGATTGGGAAAGGTGATAACACCGTTCTTAAAGAAATGAAAACGGACGATAAAGGAAAAATCGATGCCGAAAATCCGTTTGGAGCATCTTTTAGGCAGTGGGAATACGATGGCCCTAATGGTGAAAAACATACGTCGCCGATTAACATCGTAAACGATGATGAAGACTGGGATACGTGGAAGAAAAACCTGTCATCCCAATTTCTTTCGAAGCAGTGGCCACAGCTTGCAAAAAAGCAACTCGATCTCCGCTATGGCGAAATGAGCGATGAATTTGAGGAACTTAAATCTATCACAAATCCGACTCTTAAGAGGCAACTTTGCGAAGAGTTTGCAGATACATGTGATTCTGCCGCCGTGCATTTGAAAGCCGCTGCATTGCCGCGCCAAGGTGCTTTTGCAATTTTACCTGTTACGAGTCTTAAAGATAACGAAGTTTATGCTCCTATGTATGAACAGGGAGAAGAAGTCATTCTTGTTCGTCATCCGCATGAAGGCGTTTTCCAGATTCCAAGGCTGATTGTAAATAATAACAATCCTGAAGGAAAAGCGCTTCTTGGTACATCTGCAGCGCACGCAATTGGGATTAATTCACGTTCTGCAAACCAGCTATCTGGCGCAGATTATGACGGCGATACAGTTCTTGTTATTCCGACAAAAGGCCAAAAGCTAAAGACAGCTCCTCCTATGGAAGGTCTCATCGATTACAATCCGTCCGATTACTACACGAGAGATCCGAACGATCCGATTCGAACCGGTAAAAGCAAGGATGGAAAGAAGGGCGACGGCTTTAATAAAGGCGTTCAGATGGGTATGGCATCCAACTTGATTACGGACATGACGATCAAGGGCGCTGATCCAAGCGAAATCGAACGAGCCGTTAGGCATTCAATGTGCGTAATAGATGCCGAAAAACACAACCTTGACTGGAAAAAGTCTTACGAAGATAATGGCATCGCTCAACTTAAAGAACTTTATCAGGATGGTGGCGGCGCTTCCACACTGATTTCGAGAGCTAAGGGTGAGACCAGAATTCCTGAGAGAAAGGAAATCTATGCCTACTCTACCATGACACCGGAAGAGAAGGAACGTTATGATAGAGGTGAAAAGATCTATCGTCCTACGGGTCATAAGCATAAAGATAAGAATGGTAAATGGGTAGACAATATTGACAAAGTTGAAAAATTATCGGTTGTAGACGATGCTCATGAACTGTCCGCCGGTTATTACATTGAAGAAGTGTATGCTGAGCATTCTAATAGAATGAAAGCGCTGGCAAATGAAGCTCGTAAAGAAGCTCGTTCTACTGGTCGGCTTGAACAGAACAAGACCGCACGTGAAGTCTACGACGATGTTGTAGGAAAAGACGGAACTCTTGCAAAGAAGATTGCTCGAGCAGAACTCGAGGCTCCGAAAGAGCGTCAAGCTCAGATCATTGCCTCAAATGTTATGAGAGCAAAAGAAGCGGCTGATCCTTCTCTTAGAGATAAAGATCATGCTGATAAGAGAAGAAAACTTGCCGCTAAAGCTTTAGATAATGCAAGAGACGCTGTAAATGGCGGAAGACATGAAAAACGTTACAGAATAGATCTTACTGATCGTGAATGGGAAGCAATTCAGGCTGGAGCTATTTCAGATACTCAGTTCCAAAAAGTTTTAAGATACTCAGATAAAACTAAAATAAAAGAAAGAGCTTTACCAAGAGCCTCTACCGGAATGAAAGCAACGACAAAAAGTCGTGCAAGAGTATTATTGAATTCTGGCTATGCACCTTCAACTGTAGCAAAAGAATTAGGAGTTTCAGTAGATGCTTTAGCAAAAGAATTCAAGAACTTTAATGGAATGGGAGGCGATTTGAACAATGGCGCGAACACTAATAACAACAAGTGACAATAAGTTTGATCCATTCAAACAATATGATCGTTGGGCAGCGTATGACGAAAAAGAATGTGGCTATTATTCCATGTCCTACCTCGCGCGCATTGCTGCTATTTCTCCCGATCTTACGGAAAAAGAAATGGATCAGGCTATCGAAGATGCTTGTGATGAGATTGTAGCGATGGATCTTCGAATGATTAGTCCTGTTACTGGAAAAGAAGTATGTTATGTAAAAGTCGTAGAGAGTTAGAAAGAATAAAATTGTAATAATAGAAACGAAATAAACTGAAACTAGACCGCAACTAGATAGCTTTTTGTATGATTATAGATTGATTATAGGTATAGATGTCAACTATCTCATAACGAATCGCTATCTAGTTGCATTTCTTACAACTTCTATGCGCTTTGCGCTTGTTCATTCGTCTTTTATGAACATAAACTAAATATAAATCGGATATAAACACCCGGGGGAGGGTCAAAATATAATATAGGGGGCCCATAATCGCGCGGGTCCTAAATTTTCCTCCGGGGGGATAGTTTATATTTTAGTCCGATGCTTTTTAAGTGAGTATGATGTATTCGTTAACGGTTTTGCTCATTGCCGTATTCCTCTTCTTCCAAGGGTTCTCCTTTCGTGTCATTTGCTCCGTCCATACTCTAGTGAAAACTAGCATCATACTCACCTAAAAAGTATCGAGACTATGGTAAAACTAGGCAAGAAAGGAGATGAACTATACCTTGGCTGCACGAAAACCCAAACAAACTAGTAGTGAAGTTTTTCCTGAGCCAATTCCGACCACTCCAGAAGAGTATGAGAACCGATTGATCATGAAAAGCTATCGCCTTGTTGAAGAGCGAATTGATAATGGCACTGCAACGGCTGCCGAGATAGTTCCTTTTCTAAAGGCCGGTTCTGCAAAGTATAGAGAAGAGATGGCGAAACTGCAAGAGGAGAACGCGTTACTCAGAGCTAAGACATCGGCTATCGAGTCCGAGAAAGATCGTGCTATATTTTACAAAGAAGTTGTTGCAGCTCTTAAGAATTATAGAACGGAGTCTACCGATGTACCAGAAAATCCGTACGTATTCTGAGCTTATGGCTCTTCCTACATTTCTTGAGCGTTTTCGCTATCTAAAGCTCGGCGGAAAAGTTGGTGAAGAAACTTTTGGCTGGGAGCGATATTTAAATCAAAAATTCTACACATCGTACGAATGGCGAAAGTTTAGAAGAGAGATAATTTTAAGAGACTTCGGTTGTGACTTGGCGGATCTTGATCATCCGTTTGGGGAGCATGAAAAGATATTTATTCACCATATGAATCCAATAGATACGAAAGACATCATTGATCAGACACAGTTCTTAATGAATCCCGAGTATGTTATTTCTTGTCGTAAACGAACTCATGACGCGATTCATTATGGTGACGAGTCTCTTATTACACCTTATGAGCTCGTAGTAAGAACACCAAATGACACATGTCCCTGGAAGATTTAAGTTATCTTACGAACTCAAGTCTTGCAGTTCCGCCGCTAATTTCAAGCTGCATTCCATCTGTCAGAATGATACGAGCTGATTCATTATTTTTCAGTGTGTAGTACTTATCCATCAGACCTCTGGAAGAGTAAGTCGTAACAGTAATAGACTTCATCGAATCAGCAAGACCACCAAGAGAACTAAAAGCGTCTGCATATTCCTGCATCCCATACTGGGTATAGAGATCTCCGAAAGAACTTATGCTGTCCGAGTAATTATCCTGGTCCGTAGATTCACAAAAGATATTATAGGTGCCGGCTTTCAGATCTGTACCGACAATAAAGGTTCCCTTACCGAATGTATAAGTATTTTTATCCGGTGACTGAATGATTGAAAGTATTTCATTGCATTGCTCAACCGAAATAATTTTTCTACGTAACAGTTCATAAGTAGCTGCTGAAAAGAATACCTGGACATCCATGTCATCTGAAGTATCAAAAAGTTTGTCTGCTATTTTTGACATTACTTCAATGTCAGATTTGGCATCAGCAAAAGATGTTACAGAGAATAAACTTCCAAGCAGCGTCAGAACCAGCATCATTGAAATGAATTTTTTCATGCCCGCAATCCTTTCTTATATTTGTTATGTGACTTCATTATAGCAAAACATAAGACATTTCTCAATAGGAAACAGAGGTGACGACCCGTGCCAACTGAAGAAACGAATAGTATTTTAGAAACAATTCGTAAGATGATAGGTCCATCTGCATCATATGAAATCTTCGATACAGATCTTATCATCCATATTAATACTGCATTTTCCCGACTATGCCAACTTGGTGTCGGTCCTACACTTCCTTTTAAGATCACAGGTTCATCAGAAACTTGGGATGATTTTATGTCGGCCGATACCAGACCAGAAGAAGTAAAGCAGTATATTTATCTAAAAACGCGTCAGATCTTTGATACGCCAGTCTCAGCGACAGTTGTAAACGTGTTCAAAGAACAGATTGCTGAGCTAGAGTGGACTCTTAAAGAAGTATCGCGTTACGGCTATTAAAACAAAATGGCCTTTAAATTTTTCAACCCGAATCCAAATGGAAGGTTTGTTGGCGACTGTACTATAAGAGCAATCTGTAAGTTGCTTAACCAGGACTGGGATACAGTCTATACCGCCACTACCTTCCAAGGATTCCTGTATAAAGATATGCCCTCCGGGAACGCCACCTGGGGAGCATATCTTTATAAGCTTGGATTTACAAGAAGGTTTATTCCTGACCAATTTCTAGGTAAATATACTGTAAAAGACTTCTGTCGAGATCATCCTCTCGGCAGCTTTTTATTGGTCTTAGATCAGCATGTTGTAACTGTAGTAGATGGAGACTATTACGATACATGGGATTCAGGGAGTGAGACGCCCACGTATTACTGGACGAAAGGAGAATAATAAGAAATGAGCATAAATACATTTGGATCAAACCCGGCTTCGGTCGGGACATCCGTAACCAAACCATTTACTAATCCGGTACTTCCGACACCAGTACCTTCTGCAGGAACTGCGAAAGGATTCACAAGCCTTCCGACAGTAAATCCGGTGCCAAATACTCAGCCGATGAATCCGATCATGAATGCGACTACCGGGCCTAAATGTAATATTGTTTGGGTCGAAAGCATGGATGAAGTTTTGTCATATCCGACTTCTCCGAGCGAAGAGATGTATTTTCAGGATAATAACAATCCTGTGATTTATCGTCGTGAAACGGACGCCAACGGGAATATTAAAAATCCGATCCATGCCCTTCACTACACAGTTGAAGAACTTCCGTTCGGCCCCGAAGCTCAGTTCGTAACGAAAGATGAGCACAAGCAGCTTTACGATCTTGTCGAGAAACTCGCCGGAACGGTCGACGGAATGAATAATAAGCTTGAAAAGCTTCTGAACGGTTGAGGAGGATAACGTAATGAATCCATTCTTTAACTCTCATCAGCAAAACCAGCAGCAGGGATTCGGACCCGGCTTTGATCTGAATTCTGCTCTTCAGAACTTGGCACGACAGATTGCTCCAACTGGTATGTCACCTGAGCAGATTGTTCGACAATTAATTCAAAATGAAAAAATGACTCCGGATCAGTTTAACCAGTATGCAGCCATTGCGAATAAGCTTACCGGACGAAACAGATAGGTTGTGATTCAAAATGACAACACAAGAACACCTTTATCGGCGCTTTCGAGAAGCCGGTATGACTCAAGCAGGAGCCTGCGCGACTCTTGGACAGATTCAGTTCGAAAGTGCGTTCCGGCCAAACAACGCCGAAGACTCAAAGGGAATTGCCGATGATGTTTACACAGCTCAGATAGATTCAGGAGAGCGTACCAGACATCAGTTTTCCTATGACGGCGTTGGCTATGGATATGCACAGTGGACCGAACCCACAAGAAAAGGCCGCATGTACGATTTCCATCGAGCAAGGGGTAAATCGATCGGAGACTCTGAAACTCAGATTCAGTATCTGCTCTGGGAAATGAAAAATTATTTCCCAAATCAGTGGAAACTGGTAACAAGCAGTTCGGATCTGAAAGCCTGTACCTGGGAGCTCCTCGACAAATGGGAGAATCCGAAAGAAAAAACAAACAACATGGTGAACCGCTATCAGGCAGCTCAGAACTTCTTTAAAATGTTCTCGGCACTTACTCTTGACGACGGTTCTTCTGCTATTAGTGCAGATGAGGCAATCGAAAAGGCTCTCAACCAGGCACGAGCCGAACTCGGTTACCATGAAAAAGCTTCAAACGCAAGTCTTGACGATAAGACCGCAAACTCAGGAGCAGGTAACTGGACAAAATACGCAAGAGACCTGGCTGCCATCGGGAATTTCTATAATGGAAACAAGAACGGTTATGCCTGGTGCGATGTATTTGTAGACTGGCTGTTCGTGAAATGTTTCGGCGCGGAAATCGGACGGCAGATGGTATGTCAGCCATATAACAGTGCCGGCGCCGGATGCCTTTATTCAGCACAGTACTACAAGCAGGCAGGACGTTGGACGAATGATCCGAAACCAGGTGATCAGATCTTCTTTACCTATTCAGCCGGCGAAGTGAGCCATACAGGAATTGTCGAAGCAGTTTCCAGCGGAATGGTGACAACAATTGAAGGTAACTCATCCGATCAGGTAAGCAGACGTACATATTCCCTGTCGAGTGCGTCGATTTATGGTTACGGAAGACCGAGATGGGAGCTTGCATCAAATGGTGATGTTTCGGCTGTATTCTCTAATACTTCTGATCGCATTCTTCGAATGGGTGTAAGCGGCGAAGACGTGAAAGATCTTCAGCAGAAGCTCATGAAGCTTGGATACGATCTCGGTAAATGGGGCGCGGACGGAGATTTCGGCACGGATACCTACAATGCTGTGAAGAAGTTCCAGACTGAGCACGGTCTTGATCCTGTTGACGGTGAAGTCGGTCCTGATACTAGAAAGGCGTTGGAGGCAGCGCTTAACACACCGAAGCCGAAGCAGGAAGAGACCGTTATTGAGCCCGTAACTCAGATTCCGTTTCCAAACATTCGAGTTCGCGAAATCAAAATGGAAGATGAGGGCTCCGATGTGAAGCTTGCGCAGGCAGCTTTGCAGTGCTGGGGCTACACCATCGTCGTAACCGGTATCTTCGGTAAGGAAATGGATGAGAAGATCCGACATTTCCAGAAAGCAAAAGGTCTCGAACTGGACGGTGAAATCGGCCCAAAAACATGGAAGGAGCTGCTTAAAGTATGAAGTGGTTTCTTTTGTGGTTTGGGGCTATGACAGCCATTATTGTATGGTTTCATAGCAACGGGCCGGTTTAATTTTAACAGGGCGTTCCAATAAAACGGTTCGCTCTATTTTTTCTTTGGAGGAAAATCCTATGACATTTCAGGATTTTTTAAATTACATCGGTTGGAAAGCGACGACTTTCTGGGGCGTGCTGATCTTTCTGATGTCAATCGGGATCGAGATCATCCCGAAAATCAAGTGGAGCCCGTGGAGCGCTATTATTAAGTGGATCGGATCCAGATTCAACGATAAGATCGATAAGAAAATGGATACGGTTCGTGGCGAAATTAAAGCTCTCGACAAAAAGGTCGATTATGTTCAGACTCAGCTTTCTGAGCACATCACCGAATCGGAAAAAAAGTCTCTGGAAGATACCAGACGCGATATCCTTGAGTTTGCAAACGCCTGCATGAATGGGCGAAAGCATACAAAAGAGCAATTCGATTTTATGATCAAAAAGTGTGATGCTTATGAATCACACATTCAGAAGAATGAAATCAAGAATGGTGTTATAGAAGCCGCAATTAAAGAAATAAGGCGGCTCTATGAAAAATGCATTCAAGAACATAGTTTCTTAAAAGAGGAAGGAGAAGAATCATGAATAATAAAACCTATGACGTACTGAAGTACATTGCCCAGATTGTCCTGCCTGCACTTGGCACTCTGTATGCGGCGCTCGCTCCGCTGTGGAATCTTCCCTATGCCGATGCGATTGTCGGAACGATCGTTGCCGTCGACGCATTTCTCGGAGCTCTGCTGCAGATCAGTTCTAATAGCTATTACAAGAACGGTAAGGATGTTGCCGGTACTATCACCCTAAATCCGGATGAAGAGACGGCTGCGTTTAACTTCGGCAACATCACTGTTTCCGATCTTCTGAACATGAAGGTTGCGAAGGTTAAAGTCGAGAATTCCGATAAGTAAATCAAAATGAACATAAATAATCGGAGGGCTGAGTGATGGCAACAAGCAAAATTATAAGAGGCACAGCAGAAGCCCCTGTAAAAATAACTCTTGGAACGGTATCCTATGTGGAATACTGCCGTGCCGGAAATGTAGTAACTTTAGATGCTCTTTATTTTGTTTCAGAGTTAGGAACTATAAGTGCTTGGAAAAATAAAACTATAGTGACGCTTCCAGAAGGGTATAGGCCAAAGATGGATGTAAATGTTTTAATGGGGACAGACCGTTCTACATCTTCCGGCAGTACATTTTCTGTATCGAGAAACGGTGATGTTTTGGTTTCTGCACGCTTTAACGCTATATCGAATACAGAAGACAGACTTCGAGGGCACATTTCGTTTATCGTATAATCTTTGAGCTACACTTTCGTGGTATTTGTATTGTAGACTTTTCTTTTGAAGAGCAAAAACTTAACAACTTAAACTGTCAACAGGTCAGTTTCTTGTTTTACAACTGTTGCCCTTCGCGGGTTAAAACGATCAAGTATAATTCAAAATAACTTTGTCAAATCAGAGCTTTGCGCAAATTTTGCGTAAGGCTCTTTTTATATTGGTTTAGACCAACCAAGGAGCAGCTAACCAGAGGTCGGTTTAAATATTCCTTATACGTCGGAATGATCCGTGCTCATCCTCTTTCGTCCGGACGCAATTTTTCTGTGTAAATAGAGCGCGAATTGAAAGAACGTAAATTCATATTCTCAAAGGAGAAGATTATCATGTCTTACTCTGAAAACGGTAATGCCAATTTCACGATGCCCGTAAGTCCTATGTATGGCGGTAACGGTGGTTTCGGTAACGGCTTCTTCGGCGGCGACGCTGCCTGGTGGCTGATTATCCTGCTTCTGTTTGCTAACAACGGTTGGGGCAATGGCTTCGGCTTTGGTGGCGGCATGGGCGGTATGATGCCGTTTATGATTGGCAACCAGCAGAACGCTGATGTTCAGCGCGGATTTGACCAGTCTGCCATCATGGGTTCTCTGAACGGCATTACCGGCGCTATCAACAACGGCTTTGCAAACGCTGAGATCTCCCGCTGCAATGCCAACATGAACATTCTTCAGGCTCTGAACACCAATCAGGCAGCGACGATTTCCGGCATGAATGGCCTGGCCATGAATCTTCAGAGCTGCTGTTGTGAGAACCGTGCCGGCCTCGCCGACTTAAAGTATACGGTCGCGACTGAGAACTGTGCGGATCGCACTGCCCTGAACGAAGGTCTGACCAATATGCTAATGGCAAATAATGCCAATACCCAGGCGATTGTCAATGCTACGAATGCCGGTATTCAGACCGTTATGGATAAGATCTGCCAGCTCGAGCTTGCCGGTAAGGATCAGCAGATTGCTGCTCTTACGGCTCAGCTGAACGAAGCGAATCGTCTGGCCTCTCAGGCCCAGCAGACTGCAACGATTCAGGCCGGTCAGCGTGCTCTGGCTAATGAGATTGAGCAGTATGTTCTGCCGACGGCGCGTCCTGCGTATATCGTTCAGAATCCGAACTGCTGCCCTCAGAATCAGAACTGCTGCCCTCAGAATACAGGCTGCGGCTGCATGGGTTAAGGAGGTGCCGAGATGGCTGAATGGACTAGTGTTGCCGTTCAGACGGTCAACCCCGGTGAGGCCATCGTCTTCACCGATACGGCACAGTCATGCCCGAGGGGTTATATTCTGCACCGTGAGGACAGCGGCGCCTTTCTGATGAAGGGAATCGATACCGGTTCCTGTGTTCGGAGATGTTGCTGCAAGCCGGCTACCGTAGACTATATGGTGGATTTCGGCGCTAATATCGCCATTCTTGAAGGAGAGACAGTCGGACCTATTTCGGTTGCATTCGCTCTTGACGGAAATACTCTGGCAGGAACCGAAATGGAAGTTACGCCGGCCGCTATTGAACAGTACTTTAATGTCTCCAGAGCTGCCAACGTGTCCATTTGGAAGGGCTGCTGCCAGACGCTCAGTATTCGTAACACTGGAACTACACCTATTCTGGTCCAGGCTGCGAATATTGTGTTCAAGAAGAAGTGAGGAGGAAATTCAAAATGGAACTGAAAACTGAATCCATGGAAAACATGAAGAAAGTCGTAGCGAAATGCCTCGACGAACTCATGCAGAAGAATGACCTCACTCCTGCCGAAACCAAAGCCGCCATTGACGGTCTTCATCTGTACGACGAGCTTTGCTGCCGTGTAGAGGAGTGCAAGGCCGAGGAAGAGAAGAAAGAACCAGGTGAGTACGCTGAGCGTGGATATTCTATGCACGGCGAACCTTACCGTCAGTATCATATCACTTCTTACGGCATGCCTGAGCGGGCTGTCTACTCGGATCGCAGTTATGGTAGCATGAATCGCGGAAGCTATGGGAATCCCAACTATGGTGTTCATGGCTGGTATCAGAGCAATTCCGATGGCTACTCAGGTTATCCCGGATATCCTTCTGAGTTCATGAACCGCAGCTATTGCGGCGATCCGTACTATGGTCCTGAATACTCCGATCGTGGTCACGGCTACAGTCGTCACAGCATAAGCGACCGCGCGGTCTCCTGTCTCGAAAAGCTCTTTGATACATCTGCTTCCGATTACGAGAAGCAGGAACTCAAGAAGTACATTTCGATGATTCGTGCCGCCGGTATGAACGACTAAGTAAAAACGAGAGAGCCTTGCGGTAATCCTCAGGGCTCTCTTTTTAATATTGCAGGAAGTGAGGGCTAAATAATGGAATTTGAACTCAACAATGATTATCTGGCCCATCACGGCATTAAAGGCCAGAAATGGGGAATTCGTCGTTATCAGAACGAAGACGGATCTCTCACACAGCTCGGGCGACAGAGACGCGGAATTTCTGACAAATCAGTCCGAGAAAAGATTAAGGATAAAGTAAGTAAGCTGAAGGAAGAAAAAGCCGCCAAGGCAAAAGAGTCAGAAGCCGAAAAGCATGAAGCTCTGAAAGAGCATGTTCGTAAACATCCGAGCAGACTGTATAAGTACCGCACCGAGTTTTCCGACGATGAGATCCGTGATCTTACGAATAAGATCAGAACCGATACTGCGCTGAAAGATATTCGTGATGCTGAAATTCAGCGCGGATGGAACAAAATGCAGCAGTTTTCTCAGAATCTCGGCAAGATTAAAGGCCTCGCTGAAAACGCAAAGGGTATGTATAACCTTATGGCCGAAGTTAACAACGTACTGGTTGACTCCGGAAAAGTCAACGGTAAGAGAATGCTCAAGATCGGTGAAAAACCGGAAGAGAAGAAAGTTGACAAGGCGGCACTTCTTCGAAACATGTCAGTTGATGATATTCTGAAGAATCAGAAGGCGTTCACGGCAAATGAACTCGCCGAATACGTCAAGTGGTCTAATTCCGTTGATGTACTTAATAAGAAAGTAGCTTCGTCTATTCCGGAAGTGAAGTCAACCGAAGACCTTGTCCAAGATATTGTTGATAATCTTCCGAAAAACGCAAACTGGTACACCGGGCGGGATCCCGACTGGTATGTATCACATGACGCACTCGGAACTAATGTGGAAGATATTTCAGACGACGAAGATTTTCTCGCTCATCATGGCATTCTTGGTATGAAATGGGGCGTAAGACGCTACCAGAATGCAGACGGGACACTGACCGAAGAAGGAAAAACCAGGTATGCCAGTAACGGAACCTTTCGAAATGTATACCGAAAAAGAAGCAACGGAAAGTGGAAAGCTTCCAAACAGGATAAAGAAATCTATAAAAAATATTGGGATAAATTAGAAAAAGACGGCGAACTCGAACTTGATCGCATGTCTAATATTAAAGACCGTGACGAGCGTGCGAGGGCTCAGGAAGACTATTTGAAATCGGCAACTGGCGAAAACCCTTCTGATGCTGATATCGGAAAGTATATTGCGATTTCTAAAGCTTATAATGAAAAAAGCGGCAATTGGTACGACAGTCGTTCGGTGTCCAAAGATCATGAAAGGGCGCTTGCCGATCTTAAGGACAAATGGGACGAACTAGAAAACGTCAATGAAAGTCTATACAAAAAATACGATCTTGATAACAACTTTTTAGAAGGAGTTCGTCAACTCAATAACGATCCTGCAATGAAAAAAGCAAGAGAAGCTTATGACAAAGCAGAAGAAAATCTAGATAGTGTTGTTCTTAAAGATCTTGGTTTTGAGGACACTCCTGAGAATCGTAAAAACATTCGTTATGTTTGGCAAATTGATTAATTAAGGAGCAAAATTCAAAATGGCGTTATCGAACACCGCTGTACCAAAATATTACGGCGCTTTTCGAGACGCCGTACTAAGAAGAGAGATTCCGGTGAATCGGGAAGTCGCTCTTCAAATGAACATTATAGACGGTCTTATCGCCGATCCGCGCTGCTACTATGACGATACGGTCATGGACGGTTGGATCAACTTTTGTGAATCGGAACTAACCCTTACGGACGGCGGAGACCTTAGACTCCTCGACTCATTTAAATTATGGGCCGAGGATATTTATTCTTGGTTCTATTTCATCCGGCGAGATGTCTGGGTGCCGAACAGCTACGGTCCCGGAGTTCATCTGGAGACGCGGTACATTAAGAAGCGGTTGCGTAATAAGCAGTATCTGATTGTCGGTCGTGGCGCAGCAAAAAGTCTATACTGCACATGTATTCAAGCGTATGGTCTGATCATGGACGAAGAATCTACTGACCAAATAATCACGGCACCTACGATACGCCAATCCGAAGAAACGCTGTTGCCTCTTAAGATCGCGATAGCCAGAGCAAGAGGCCCGGTTCTTCAGTTCATGACAGAAGGATCGCTCCAGAATACGACCGGGAAGAAAGCGGATCGTGTCAAGATTGCAGCCACCAAGAAGGGTATTGAAAACTTCGAAACTCAGTCCATTATCGAGTCGCGTCCTATGCGCATTGATAAGCTTCAGGGCGCAAGATGCAAATACTCAACCGTTGACGAATGGCTTTCCGGAGTTGTAAACGAAGATGTCGTTGGCGCTCTTGAACAGGGAGCGGCCAAAGTTGACGATTGGCTAATTGTTGCGACATCATCGGAAGGAACCGTTCGAAATGGGCCTGGCGATACAATCAAAATGGAACTGATGGACATCTTAAAGGGCGATTACTACAATCCTCATGTGTCCATCTGGTGGTATAAGCTTGACGATCTTACGGAACTCGAGAATCCGAATATGTGGCTGAAGGCCAACCCGAATCTTGGTCACACAGTAACGTACGAGACTTATAAGCTCGAGAAAGAACGTTCTGAAAAGAGCCCTTCTAACCGTAATGATATTCTGGCCAAACGTTTTGGAATCCCATGTGAAGGTTACACGTATTTCTTTACTTATGAAGAAACCAAGCCGCATCACCGCCAGTACTTCGATGGTATGAGCTGCTCGATGGGTGCTGACCTTTCGCTCGGTGACGACTTTTGTGCTTTTACATTTCTGTTCCCGATTCCGGGAAGAGGCTTTGGAGTTAAGGCGCGAAGCTATATTACGTCCTATACGTTCCAAAAGCTTCCGAGAGCACTTCGACAGGAATATGAAAAGTTCCTTCGTGAAGGTAGTCTTGTTATTATGGACTCCACCGTTCTTGATATCGGTATGGTTTATGAAGATCTCTATCAGTTTATTAACGATAAGCGCTATAACGTCATGTGCGTTGGATACGACCCATATAATGCGCCGGTGTTTATCAATCGTTGGGAGATCGATAACGGACCATACGGAATTGAAAAAGTTCCTCAGGGTGTAAAGACCGAGTCAGTTCCGCTTGGTGAACTGAAGGTTCTTGCGGAACGCCGTGAACTTATTTTTGACGAAGATATTATGCAGTTCTGTATGGGCCATTGTGTTGCCCAGGAAGATACTAATGGAAACAGAAAATTAAGAAAGAAGCATCGCGAAGAGAAGATCGATAATGTCTCTGCGATGCTCGATGCCTATGTTGCCTATAGGATCAACAGGGACATGTTTGAATAAATGAGGTGATAACCATGAGCGACTTTATGGATTATTATGAAAACGATTACCTCGCTCACCATGGTATCAAAGGACAGAAATGGGGCGTCCGGCGGTATCAAAATGAGGACGGTACGTTAACCGATGCCGGAAAGAAACGGTATAATTCAGACAGCGCGAGTAGTACACAGAGAAGCCTGAATAAGATCGAATCCGAAAATGCTCGCCTTCGTTACAAAAGCGCAAAAGAAAAGATCAAAGCTGAAAAAGCTTATCAGAAGAGTAAAGACGATAAGTATGAAGAGCATACCGCAAAAGCCAAGGAATATGACGACGCTATTCGTTCCGGCGAAAAGCTTGTAAGTAAGATTCTTTCTGATGCAAGCAATAAAGGGATGACAATTAACAGCAAGGAATACAACCGTTTTGTAACTGCTGGTGAAACGGCATTGGCCCATGCCCTTGCGGGTATTCCGGGTAATCTGGCGTATAACAGCATTAATGCGTATCAGGCCACTAAATACAACCAACCGGATGCTTCCGGATTTGTTACAGGAAAGAAGTATACAGTTCGAAGGGAGCATTGATTATGTCCGATTACATTGTATCCTATGATGAAAACGGCTCTCCAAGTCTCGCTCATTACGGTGTTCTCGGTATGAAATGGGGCGTTCGGCATAATCCTCAGCGGGCTTATGAGAAAGCCGCCAAGAAAGTCGGAAAGTTCCAGAGAAAGATCGAAAAGCACGACGAGAAGGCCCGTAAGCGTATGGCAAAAGGCGCAGCAGCGGATTCCAGAGTTTTATTCCGGTCTCCGAATTACGCTCAAAAGCAGTACGCGAAGTCTAGAGTGCAGTCAGCACGTGCCGTTAAAACAGCACAAAAAGGCGCCAGATGGGTACAGCAAATGGAGAAGGAATTCGGCAAACAGAGTGTTGTAACTCTGGATCCGAGTATCATTACAGCCGGTCAGGAATTTATGAATCGCGTTTCACGTACCACTAATCAGATGTATCTAAGACATCTTTGAGAACTGGTGAAGAGATATGTCAGACTATATTGTGAGTTTTGATGAATCCGGTCATCCTTACATTTCTCATGCCTTCTTTCGTAGACAGAATCAAAATGAAAGTAAGAAAGATCATAAGTACTATGAGAAAATAAAGAACGGTCTGAAAACACGCTATTTCTACAGTAAGCAGGAATGGGATGCCTATCAGCGTAATCGAAGTGCAGGTACCAGATCAGTTTCGGAAAACGGCGGCATTTATGAAGGTAAAGGATCTGATAAATTCAGAAGAGGCACCGTTACCACTCCAGGCAGGCGTCCTGTCGGACATTCTAAGAAAGTGACCGGTAAATCGAAAGAAGGAAGCGTCTATAAACGCGGAGACGGGCTTAATAGCTCTACTCCTGTGACCGGCGGAACTGGCTTTGCTCCAAAGAATCAGAAGGAACGGGAGTATGCTGAGGCAGTTGAGGCACTTGCAGATTATAAGAAAAAGCAGGCCGAAGCAAAACGTGCTCGGAAAGCCAAAAAAGATAATTTCAAGGAATACATGAAAAACGTTGGCTTACAGGCTCTGGCGATGCACGTTGGTGCTTTTGAAGCGGTTCCGCCGATTAAGTTCGAAAAGGCTAATGCCAAGCGGGATTTGAATGCATCTAGTGAGGCAGTCAAGAAGGCCAAGCGTGAGAAAAGAGAAGCCGCAAAGACGTTTTTTAAAGAGACCGGCGATTTTGCGCAGATTGCACTGAAAGAAGTTACCGATGAGAAAAAAGAGCATGTCACTAGCTTTGTGAACAAGTATAAGGATGCTCTTATTTCGGAACTTAATGAGCATTTCAAGAAGAACTAGTTTCTATTTATAACAAATGGAGGATGACTCCGATGTTAGCATTACATAACAGAAAGGAGAGTGAAAGTAAGGAATGAATGAAGACGATTACATTCTACTGTTCGATCAAAATGGAAGTCCTTACATTGCGCATGCATCGCTTTCCGATATAAGACAGCGCACAAGCGGAGCCTTAAGAACTGCACGATCTGCAGTCGGTTCAGCAGCTGGCGCTGTAAAGCAGGGTGTCGGCAGGGGCGTAAGAACCACCCATAAGTACATTCAGAAGATTGAAGAGAATGGGCGTACCAGATATTTCTATACGCAGGAAGAGCTTAAGGCGTATCTGGCTGAAAAGAAAGCTGCCGCTCAGCAAACGGTGAATAAAGCTAAGGAAAAGGCCAGAGCCGGAATGGGCGAAGCGCAGGAAAAAGCTTCCAAAGCCAGGACCCGTGCCGAACAGATCGGGAACGAGTTTAAGAATAAGGCTTCGGGTGCGGTTAATGAAGCCAAGGCTTCCGCCAGAGCATATAAGGAGTATCAGGACGCCGGAAAACAGGCTTCCGATGAAAACTTCAGCGAGGCTTCTAAAGATCGCATGAAAAAGGCCTGGTCCGAGCTTCAGAAGCACCCAGCCGGCATGAAAGCCGAGATGGCAAGACGAAAGGTCGCCGAGGCAGGAGAAGCTGTTGAAAATGCGGCAGATGATGTTAAGGAAAAAGCATCTGAAGTAGCATCCAATGCTAAAGAAACAGCAAGAAAGGCCAAGGAAGAAATTCAGCAGAAACTGAAAGACCATAACGGCTCTCCTTCTAATTCCAATAGCGAAACCAGATCCATGCTCGGAAGCTATGCAACTGAAATTCCGTCTTCCCCGGATAAACTGAAGGAGTGGGCGGATAACGGAAAACAGCAGGCCCAGCAGGTGATCAAGGAAGCCGAAGACGCGCTTAAAGAAATTGAGCAGGGATACAAAAACGGGGAATATACACAGTATCAGATGTGGACAGCACAGAACATCGTCGATGGAATGCACGACGAAATGGAAGAATGGGAGTTTCTGTCGAATATGTCCGGTGAAGAGCTTTCCAATCTGTTTGGTCCTCTTCTGAAATCTAAGAAATCATAAACTTCGGAGGTGATTCCATTGCCCTCATTGGGTGAACGAATTCAAAAGGCTTGGAACGCCTTTCGAAATCGGGATCCGACTACAACGGGTCCGCGCGAAGTAACATATTACAGTTACGCATCTTCCTATAGGCCGGATCGTCGAAGGCCAAGAGCCGGTGGCGAACGGTCTATTATTGCGCCTATTTTAAATCGTATGGCCGTTGATGCAGCAGCAATTGATATTCGTCATGTTAAACTTGATGAATCTGATCGCTATAAAAGCGACGTTAAGGATGAGCTTAATAGTCTTTTTATTCGAGAAGCAAACCTTGATCAGTCTGGTCGAGAGTTCAAGCAAGATATTTATGCGTCGCTTCTTGATGAAGGTTATATTGCAATCTGTCCAATTATTGCAGACATCAATTGGGCTACGCTCAGTGTCACAACGGTTAAAACAGCGCGCGTCGGAAAAATTATTGGCTGGCATCCATTCGCAATTGATGTTGAGCTATATAACGACGTGACCGGTCAGAAAGAACAGATAAGTTTTCCAAAGCAGTTGTGTGTCATCATTCAAAATCCTTTCTGGGATATTATGAATGCTCCAAACTCTTTGATGCAGAGACTGCGCCGAAAACTCGCTATTCTTGACCAGTTGGATGAAAAGACGGCATCCGGAAAGCTGGACATGATCATTCAGCTTCCATATTCTACCCGTCATGATACACAGAAAGAACGCGCCAGAGAACGAACGCGTGATTTGGAAGAGCAATTAACCGGTTCGCGTTATGGGATTGGTTATATAGACGCTTCTGAAAAGGTGATCCAGCTTGGGCGGCCGCTTGAAAACAATCTTCAGTCTCAAATCGATACGCTGACTAAACAACTTCATGATCAGCTTGGTATGGCTCCAGAAATTCTGAATAATACAGCAAATGAACAGATGCTTATCAATTATGTCATGAAAATGATTGAGCCTCTGGTTACTACACTTACGGACGGAATTAACCGAAAGTGGTTGAGTCAGTGGGCTTATACTCAAGGGCACCGTATGATGGCGTTTTATAATGCGTTCCGAGTCGTTCCTCCGACCGAAGTTGCGAAGCTCGGAGATACGCTCATACGAAATCAGATTCTGGCGTCGAATGAGATGCGCGGTATCCTCGGCTTTAAACCCTCCGATCAGGAAGGCGCCGATATGCTGATGAACCCGAATATGCCGATTGACATGCAGGTGAATCCGAGCGCGACAGGCGCAGACGTTCCTGCCGACGAAACAGTAGAAAATTCGATGGATGAAGAAACTGAAATACCGGAAGGCGACGCCATAACCCGGCTTCAGAATATTCAAAGCGGTAACAGTGCCGGAACAGAAGGACTTCCGCCGGACGATGCCCTGGCACGACTCAGACGTTTTAGTCAGGGAGAATTTTAAATTATAGAGAAGCTTCCAATTTTCGACTTCTAGTATGCGGAACATGAAAACGATGACGCGGAACAAAATCAAAATGGAAGTTTATCGATACTATAGGAGGTCATGATGAATGGCTAAGTACAAAGGCTATGATTTCTGCGGCTGGGCCACCAGAAACGATATTCGGTGTTCTGACGGCCGCACGATCAGACGCGATGCGTTCGCCCACCAGGACGGACAGCGGGTCCCAATTGTATGGGGACACAATCACGACAGCCCTGAGGCAGTTCTCGGACATGGATATCTTGAGAACAGACCTGAGGGCGTTTTCTTTTATGGGTATCTCAATGACAGCGATCTGGCGAAATCTGCAAAGATCGATATTGCTCACGGTGATATTACTTCACTTTCTATTTGGGCCAATCAGCTGCAGCAGCAGGGCGGAGATGTTCTCCACGGTTCAATTAAGGAAGTAAGCCTTGTGCTTGCCGGAGCCAATATGGGTGCTCAGATTGTCTACCCCGTTGTCGTTCACGGTGACGACTGCGAGACGCTCATGGATGAAGCTTATATTTATGTCGGCGATGATTATCCGCCGGAACTTGCTCATGCAGATTCTGACGACGACGATGATGATAACGACAAGAATGAAAAAGGAGAAAAAGACATGGACGATAACGAAACCGTTCAGGATGTTCTTGACACCCTGACCGATAAGCAGCGTAAAGTCGTCTCTTTTATTGTCGCTCAGGCGGCGGCAGAGAACAAAGTTGAGCACGATGATCTCAACGACCCCGACGAAGGTGAAGTTCTCGAGCATGCCGACGACGAAGATAATGGAGATGAAACTGTTCAGGATGTTCTGAACACTATGAATTCTAAGCAGATGAAGGTCCTTCAGTTCCTTGTTGCTAAGGCAGCTGAAGGCAAAGACAGTGACGACGATAATGTCGAACATGATGATATTGGAGGAGATAACATGAATTTTAACGCTTTTGCAGACACTGATGCCGCCCGTCCGACCAACTATATTTCTCATGAGGATCAGGGGCATATTATTGACGTTGCGAAAAAGTATGGCAGCTTCAAAGAGGCCCTCAATGCCTATGCCGAACAGAATTCTCTGAGCCATGACGATCTGGCTCCGGTCAGTGGCTTCACCTCTTATCCCTCCGGCCAGACTCCGGCCGGTGTGGATGCCCTGTTCCCCGAGTGGCATGATGTTCGCCCGGGCGCTCCGGAGCTCGTTACCAACGATCAGGCTTGGGTTAAGACTGTTCTTAACAAGGTCCATCGTAGCCCGTTTAGCCGTGTTCGCACTTCTTATGTTGATATTCGTGAGGTCGACGGTCTCCGTGCAAAGGGCTATCAGAAGGGTAAGGCTAAGACGCTGCTTGAGAACTATGCAGTTGTGAAGCGTACCACCGAGCCTCAGACTATCTATGCCAAGAGTGCCCTGAACCGTGATGACGTTGTTGATATTACCGACTTCGATTATGTCACTTATCAGTACGGCATTGACCGTATGCAGCTCGAGAAGGAACTTGCTCGTGCTATCCTGATCGGCGATGGTCGTGCTCTCAACGACGACGATAAGATCTTTGAAGATCGCATTCGTCCTATCTGGACCGACAACGGCGTTTACACCATTCGTAAGGTTGTTTCTGCTACCGCCGCAGAGAATGATCCGGGCTTTGGTGCGAACTATGTGTATGCTCAGGCCGTCGAGGAGACCATCCTTGATGCTATGATCGATTATCGTGGTTCTGGCAACATGGATATGTTCTGCGCTCAGCGTTTCTTCAATAAGATTCAGCTCGCGAAGGATCTGAACGGTCGTCGTCTGTACAAGGATAAGGCTGAACTCACCTCTACGCTCGGCGTCAACGGCGTTTACAACGTTCCCGAATTCGAGAATCTGACCCGTACCGTTGGCGAAGGCGCAAGTGCAAAGACCTATCGTCTGCTTGCTATCATCGGTAACCTGAATGATTATAACATCGGTTCCACCAAGGGCGGCGAAATTACTCATTTCACCGACTTTGACATTGACTTCAACCAGCTGAAGTCTCTGATCGAGACCCGCGTTTCCGGTGCGACCACTCGTCTGTACTCCTTCATCGTTCTCGAAGAGGAAGTTGCATAATCGTTTTAATCAGCGGTTAGACGAAACTAATCAAAATGGAAGAGAAGTGATTTTATGGCACGTTTTTATGGAAAAATCGGCTTTCTAAAAACAGATGCTGAGATGGCGGAACGCCCGAGTCGTTACGAACCGAAACTTGAAGAGCGATATTACGCCGGCGAGCTTCTGAAAAATTACGCGAAAACGCAGAATGCCGACAAGACTGTTGATGATTTTACCATTAACAATGATATTTCCATCGTTGCAGATCCATACGCGCTGAATCACTTCTCGTCCATGAAGTACGTTGAGTTTATGAACACGTTATGGGAAGTGCAGAGCGTAATGGTTGAATACCCGCGGCTCAGAATTTCATTTGGAGGGCTCTACAATGGACCGACGCCTGAAACTTGATCAAGAACTGCGGGATCTGCAGCAAGAAATTCTCGGTTATCAGCATACTTACTTTGAGCCACCAGAATCGGTTCGCATGAAATATGACGCAGTGGTTTACCAGCGGACTGGTTATGACACTGTAAAAGCCAATGACAAAAACTATATCGTTCGTGATCAGTACCAGGTCATGGTGATCAGCAGAGATGCTGAAACGGCGCTACCGAGAGCCATACTGAAGCATTTCAGCTACTGCTCTCCTGGTAGGCCCACGGTAACTGATAATCTCTATCACTTTCCATTTACCATCTATTATTAAGGAGGACAACTCACATGAGTAAACTTACATGGGATGCCGTCGGTGAACGGTTTTATGAAACCGGTACCAAGCAGGGTGTTCTTTATCTTCAGGAAAACGGCGTTTATTCCACCGGTGTCGCTTGGAACGGCCTGAGCGCGGTTACGGATTCTCCGGACGGTGCCGAAGCGAATGATATCTACGCCGACGATATCAAGTATCTTTCTATTCGCAGCGCGGAGAACTACAAGGCCACCATCGAGGCCTATACATATCCGGACGAATTTGCAGAATGCGACGGCTCCGCCACCCTTATGGATGGCGTTACCATCGGTCAGCAGCCTCGTAAGCCCTTCGGCTTTAGCTGGGTCACCACGATCGGTAACGATACCAAGTACGAAGATTACGGCTACAAGATTCATCTGGTCTGGGGCGCCACCGCTTCCCCGTCCGAAAAGAGCTATCAGACCATCAATGATAGTCCCGAAGCTGTTCAGTTCAGTTGGGAAGTCGATACCATCCCCGTTGCTGTGACTGGTCATAAGCCCACCGCTATGATGGTTATTGATTCCACAAAGTTCCCGCCCCAGCAGGATGGCAAAAAGAATGTTAAGCTGAAGGCGATCGAAGACGTGCTTTACGGCACAGACGGTGAGGGCAGCGGAACCGGAACCGCGCCCCGTCTGCCTCTGCCTGACGAAGTTCTTACCATTATTCAGAACGCTTCCTGATCCCAGATTTATATTTCAGAGGCTCTCAGAAATGGGAGCCTCTCTTTTTATACGAAAGGAGAAAATGAGCAATGCTTCATAAAGTATTTAATTATGTCGATTATGACGGAAATGAAAAGACAATTGACGCGTATTTTAACCTTAGTAAGAACGACTGCATCGATCTCGACAGAGCTTTTGAAGATCAGGGCGGTCTGATCTCATATCTTACGTCCCTCATCAAGGATTCCAAGGAACATCCGAACGAGCCGCCGAAAGACACTTTTGTTCGCTTTGTCCGGGTTCTTGTTTCCAAGGCATACGGTGTCCGTCCGAAGGAAGACCCGAGCCTGTTTCTGAAAGAAGATGACTATGGAAGATCTTATGCACAGAAATTCCGCGGAACGCCGGCATACGATAATTTCGTATTTGATCTGCTTACCGGAAAAGAAAGTCTGAATGATTTTGCAGACAGCATCCTTCCGAACATGGATGAAGGACAAAAGGAAGAAGCGGAGAAGCTTCTGCTTGAGCAGGGCGTGAATCTTCAGGAACTGAAGGAACTCTCGACTGCTCAGCAGGCTTAAACGGCAATGCCGCTTCCGCTTGTCATTCCGGAAAAAGAATTTTATGACGAACGGATCAATCGCTTTGTAGTGACAAAATATACAAAGCTTGAACTGGAACACAGCCTCATCAGCATTTCAAAATGGGAAGCTAAATGGCATAAGGCTTATCTTTCCAGAAAACCGAAAACTGATGAAGAATTCACGGATTACATTCGATGCATGTGCACCACCAGAAACGTGGATCCCAACGTGTTCTATGCGATCGATCAAAGAATGAAGAAGCGGATTGCAGACTATATTGCCGATTCGCAAACTGCCACGGTGTTCCCGAAACGACCGCAGCGTCCGCCTCGAGAAAGCATGACCAATGAGCTGATTTATTTCTGGATGACTTATTACAATATCCCGTTTGATCCGTGCGCTAAATGGCATTTAAACCACCTGTTAACCTTGATTGAAACATGCGCGGTTAAGAGCCAGGCACCTAAGAAACGAGGCAGACAGGAACTCGCCGCCGAATGGTCAGCTTTAAATGCACAGCGGCGAGCCAAATATAACACAAGAGGATAAAAGGAGCTTAAAAATGATCCGGTGTACGGTTAAAGGAGATTTCAAAAAGACAACCAGCTTTCTGAATCGCATCCGGAAACTGGATTTTGAAAGCTCTCTTATTAAATATGCAGAAGAAGGAGTCAAGGCTCTTTCCGACGCAACCCCGAAAGTTACGGGTAAGACGGCGGCATCCTGGGATTACGAGATTGTTCGGAAACCAGGAACCGTCAGTATTTTCTGGACAAACGACAACTTCAATGACGGTGTACCGATCGCGGTTATTCTTGATTATGGCCATGGTACCGCCAACGGAGGATTTGTTCAGGGCAGGCATTATATTTCTCCTGCCATTCAGCCTGTATTTGATCGTATTGCAGATGCTGCCTGGAAGGAGGTTGCAAAGTAACAATGCCGAACGCAAGAACTGTTGATGAGCGCGTCGTAGAAATGCGACTTGACAACAAAGGATTTGAAGAAGGCGCTCATAAAACAATATCGACACTTGAGAAATTGGAGCGGGCACTTCATCTGAAGAGTGATTCCAAAGCTTTCGATGACATGACCGAATCGGTTTCCAAGTTTGACGCTAATCCGATGGTTTCAGGACTTGAGAAGATCAAAGAAGGCTTCTCGGCTCTTGAAATCGTCGGAATGCGCGTTATTTCCAACTTAACTGACAGTGTTTATAATTTCGCGACCAGAACCATCAAGAGCTTTACCATTGACCCAATTATGCAGGGCATGGGGAAGTTCGGTGAAAAGACTACTGCCGTTTCGACGTTAACCGCGCAGGGATATGAGCTTGAAAAAGTCAATAAGCTTATGGAAGACCTGAACTGGTTTACCGATGAAACTAGCTATAACTTCACTGATATGGTCGGTAACATCGCGAAATTCACGGCGACCGGCCAGGATCTTGATCAGTCTGTGACTGCTATGGAGGGTATCGCGCTTTGGGCCGCAGTATCAGGTCAGAACGCCACAAAAGCTTCCATGGCAATGTATCAGCTGTCACAGGCCATGGGTAAAGGCGCCCTGAAATATGACGACTATAAGTCAATTCAGAACGCCTCCATGGATACTCAGGAATTTCGTAAACAAGCCGCCGCAGCCGCAGTAGAGCTTGGATATTTAAAACAGGTTGCAGACGGTCTTTGGGAAACCACGGACAAAACCGCAAAAGCCGGTCAATCCTTTGATCTGGCCGGTCTGTTTTCTTCCGATGCCTTGAGCAGAACATCATGGTTTAGTTCCGATGTTATGATGAATGTCTTTAACAAATATTCTAAAGCTGTTAAAGAAATTCGTAGATACATGGGGGACATGAGCATCGACACGGCTTCGGAAGCCATGATAGAGCTTGAAAACAATGCGAAGTCTTTGGCTACAGAACTCGGTATCACTCTGGATGAAGCTTTTCAGCGCCTCGGTTATGATCTAGATGAGTTCTCTCTGAAAGCGCTCAAGGCGGGTCAGAACGCCAGAACCTGGGGTGATGTGGTTGACTCAGTCAAGGATGCAGTTTCCACCGGCTGGATGAATACGTTTGAGCATCTCTTCGGAGATGCAGAAACGGCCACAAAGTTTTGGACCGATATTGCAAACCGATTTTACGATATTTTTGCTGTCGGTGGCGAGACCAGAAACAGTATTCTTTCTATGGCATTCGGAAAAAGTGATGCCACAACCAAAGGACAGAACGCTGTTAAAAATCTAGCCGGCGGATGGGAACGCTTTGAAAAGAGACTGGAATCTTCCGGTAAAACCATGGAAGACTTCGAGAAAGCTCTTTACAGCGTTGCCGATAGAGCCGCAATCGATGCCATTGAAAACTTTAACGGCGTAGACGACGCTCTTAAAAAAGGCGGCATTTCCGCAGATCTCTTTAGACAGGCCATGGACGCACTTTTTGGATCCAGCGATGATGCGCTGACCGAAACTGATGCTGCTGTCCAGCATGCTACGCACTCTCTTCAGGAGATGCGTGAGGTTGCGATTGGCGTTCTACGAGGCGATTATGGCAATGGTGAAGAGCGCCGCAAGATGCTTGAAGAAATGGGCTATGACTATGAGCTCATGCAGGCTATGGCGGGCGATCTTAAATGGGGCGGCCTCAATATGAGTGATGAGCAGCTCATCGAATGGATGGAGCTGTATTATCAGTATAATAATCTCGGAAGTCGGCTTGGTGCTAATACGTTCGCTGAGTATCTTGAGCAGACTTCTCAGGCCGCAGACGATGCCGCCGAATCTATTGAGACGTACGAAGATCTATATGATGCGGTCGTTCACGGTATTACGGAAGTAGATGAAGCAAGCCAGAAGGCGATGAACGGCGGAGAATATTTCCGTCAGGGTCTACTTAACATCATCGATGCATTTATGGCTGTACAGAAGGCTTTCAGAGGCGGATTCACGAAAGTCTTCGGCGATGAAGAACATATTGCAAACGGTCTTTTCCGTCTAGTCAAGGGTTTTCATGATTTTACCCTTGCTCTACAGCCTGGCGAAGGAACGATTTCCGGCCTTACAACGGTATTCAGTGTTCTGCTCAGTGTTGTAAAAGCCTTTGGAACTGCCATCAGTTTTGCTGGAAAAATCGGCGGAGGGGCATTCCGCGGAATTATGTCCGTGGCCGAAGCTCTTGGATCTGCGATCGGGGCTATCGGAGACCGTCCTATTCTTGAAAATTTCGGCGCTGCATTTCGGACAATTTTTGAGTCGTTCGGCGGCCCACTTACTCAGGCCTCAGGTCGAATTGGTGAGCTGTTTGACAAGTTTCGCGACAGCACTCTTCCGGTGCTTATTGAAAAAATCGGTGATTTTCTTGAACGAGCCAGTGTTCATGCGCTTGCTTTCTCCCAGAATTTTAAGGGATTTATGGAAAGCGCCGAAATGGCAAATGCGATCGGTTCCGGATTCGATTATCTCTTATCTCTTCTCAGAGCAGTTAAGGCTGGTTTTCAGGAATTCGATCTTATAGGCACTCTTGAGGATCTTTATCATTGGATTCGTGGTATTTTCTTTGACGTTGAGCCCGAATCGTCCGGTGTTGTACTTGCTCTTGAAGAAATGTCTGATGCAGTGGAACCCATTACCAGAGGTTTCATGGGCGATACTACGGAAATTCAAAATAGAATTAAAACATTCTTTGAAACGGTTAAGAACAGCATTCACGAACAGCTTCAGAAAATTAGTTTTGAGAAAGTTCTTAATACTCTGAAGGTTGCGGCTATGACGGTGTTCCTTGCGAAAGTAGCGGAGCTCGTCGAACAGACTAAAAACCTAACAAAAAATATAGCTTCAATTCCGGAAGCGTTTGCCGGGACAATCGAGAAAGCCGGAGACGTTCTTACGGCATTTAAAAAGAATGTAACAGCGGAAGCTTACATTAAAATCGCGACTGCTATCGGCATTTTAGCCGGTGCTCTATTGGCGCTCAGCTTTATTCCGCAGGATAAGCTTACTCATGCGGCGACTGTTATTGGGCTTCTGATGCTTGTCATGTCGGTGATTATGAAGCACATGTCATCTCTCGGAAAGTTTGGTGACAATAGTTACAACATCGGAAATGCTCTGAAGGTTAATGTATTTAACGGTTTAGCGGCAAAGCTGTTCGGGCTTGCGATGGTTATTGCTTCTATTGCGGCTGCTCTGGCGGTTGTACGAAAAGTAACTGCTGAAAATCCGGCGGTTCTGATTGGAACCATGGTTGGGCTTATTGCTCTTGTTGGTCTGCTTGGATTGTTTGTCACAAAGATGGCCGCCCTTCCAAAGTTTAACGGCGGCGGAGTAGCATTAACGTTTCTGGCACTGGCTCTTTCCATTCAGATGCTGATGCTTCCGATGGCGGAACTGGCGCTGTTTGCAAGAGATAAGAGTCTCAATATGATTCTTGCTGCGGTCCTCGGTGTTATCGGACTGATCGCGGCACTTGGCGGGGTCGTTCTGGCCTTTAATCACTTTGGCAAAGGCGAAGGGTCTTCCAACGTAATGAAAATGGCCGGCAGTATGGCGCTTGTAGCACTCTCAATCGGTTTACTTATTGTTCCGTTGGCGGCACTTGCAGCTTTGCCCGGCGACACTTTTGGTAAGGCTTTGGCGGCCCTTCTCGGAATAAGTGCTATTCTTGCACTTATGGCAGCCGCTTTTGGAGCTGTCGGTGGCATGAAGGGTTCTGGAAACATTATCAAAATAGCGGCCGGAATGGCTCTCTTTGCCCTGGCTTTGAATCTGATGATTCCGGTCCTTGGTGCTTTTGCTGGAGCCATCATCGTTCTCGAAAAGAAATATAGTTGGGAAAAGATTAAAGACAATCTTCTTCCGCTTGGGGAATTGGCGATTATTTTAACAGGCTTCGCCTTTGCGGCATTACTCATGGGCGGAGCGCTCAGCAAACTCGGAAGCGGAATGCTGAAAATCGCAGGAAGCTTTGCGTTGTTCTCGGTAGCGCTTCTTGGCTTGTCGTTTGCACTTGGATCAATTTCGGAAGCATTTCCAAAATTTGTAGACGGACTGATCTCGGTTGGTAAATCAATCAGGGATAAAGACGGTGCACCGAACTTTATCTGGGGCGCAGTCGCTTTCGGTTTATTTGCCCTTTCTATTGCCGCCATTGTTAAAAGTCTGAAAGGTTTATTTAGCCTCGGTAATGCCGGTTCAAAATTATCGAAATTTACAGGTTCTTTGACGGCAGGTATTGGCGGAATGCTTAAAGATGTCGGTAAAGCAGTTATTGATCATTTACCAAGTATGTTTCAGCTGCTTGGAAGCATTGTGGTTCTCGCGGCGCTTTATTTGCTTGATATTATTCCGCAGATGACCGAAATTGCTGTAGAAGCGTTTACTCAATTCTTTAATTCGCTCGCTGCAAGCATGGAGGCACGAAAAGGGCAGTTTGTCGACAGTATTACGAGTATTGTCCATACAATATTCGATGTTGTTCGACAAGTTATCAGCGACGTTTGGGACGAAGCCAGTTTTGCTGAAAAATTATTTACAGCAACCGCTGTTATGTTAATTCTTGCAAGTCGTGTTTCGACAGCAATGATTGGAACAAATGGCGCAGGTGGTATTCTCGGAGCATTCACAAAGTTAACCGGAGGCGCGACGGCTGCCGCCGGAACAATGGCTGCTACAACTACGGCGACAATGAGCAGTCTTTTCTGGTGGATTCTCGGTGTTGCAGCTCTTATTTACGCTGTATATTCCGGTATCCAGGAAATGGATCGTAATGAAAAGGCTTTCGATGATCAGTATTTTGAAGGTCACAGCAAAGATGTCGAAGGATATTTGCATGCGATCGAAAATGCAAAGGCCGAGTATGAAAAAGCATTTAATGATTGGAAAGCTGAAGACGAAGCTTTTCTGAATGGAACTTCTGAGAAAACGCTTGAAGAAGTTAACGGTATGATGACCTATGCAAATACTCAGGCCGCTGCCCTTGAAAAGTATAAAGCGCAGCTTCGTGAGTATCTTGGTCTTACTACTAAAGAATTTAATGCAGAACTCAAAGCGGCCGGCGGAGACTATTCTCAGATGGAATCCGTCAAGAAGAAACTGGAAGAAATTAAGGTTACAGCAGAAGAAACCAGTCAGGCTGTCTCTTCGATTGGTTCTGATGAATCTTACAGCAATGCATCTCAAAAAGAACAGGCGCTGGAAGAAGTTCGAACAAATCTGGAATCCGTTAAACAGGAATTTAAAAATTCTCTCGGTGCATCCGGCGAAGAGGGCGGAGCGGAATTTCTTAATCAGCTTCTCGGCTCAATTACTGGCACTGAAGGGACGGCTTCTTTACTTAGCGGAGGCGAGTTTTCCGCGGACCAAGTTCTTAACGGAATCGGAAACGAAGCCGGCGAGTTTGGTCCGTATCTTGGTCTTGATACCGTGTACGGTTATGTCAGCGGGATATTCAAAGGTGACGGCATCTTATCTAATGCCGGTGAATGGATGTATAGCCAAGTTGATCAGGGTGTTCGTTCTCGTGGTCGTATTCAGTCTCCGTCGAGGGAAATGATGACTGTCGGTGAATATACGGTTGACGGCCTCGTTCTCGGTATTTTGAATCAGTCTTCTGATCTTACTGCAGCCGGCGATCAGCTTGCCGACAATCTGATTACAACGGTTTCCGATGCGATGTCACAGGTAGCCGTTGTCGCGAGCGAAGGCTTTGAGATCTCTCCGCGAGTTTCTCCAGTAATCAATTCTGCCGAGCTTGCCGCAGCTAATACCAAAGAGGAATATGCATATTGGCAGGATATCCAGAGGACACAAGAGAAATTATATACAATGTCCCAGGATCAGAGGGCAGAGATCATAAAGCAGTCTGGCGAAATGCGTTCGCTTTGGGATAACTATGCGATTCGTGCTGAAGATATCAGCGGTACAGTTGAATATAGCATTGATAACAGCAGAATGAATGATCTTGTCGGTGCAATTTCAAATAAGGTCGATAATCTTGGCCAACAGATTGCGAATATGAGGGTCGTACTTGATTCTGGGCGACTTGTTGGTGGTATTTCTACTGGCATGGACCGTCAACTCGGCGTTATGGCCGGAAGAAAAGCACGAGGAAACTAAATTAATTCAAAATGGAAGTCGGAAGGAGGGACACTTATGACAGTACCGACACCAAGCACGCAGGCCGTCGGATTTCATTCGATCACGATCGGAAACGATACGGATGGCTACAAAAATACCTGGGACGACTGGCATCTTGTCCCTTCTTCAAGACCTCTGATCGCACCCCCTCCGATTAAAAGTTCCTATCTGGAGCTTGTCGGAGGGGATGGTTTTATCGATATGACAGAATCTCTTGCCGGGAAAACGGTCTACGGGAACCGATCCGGCAGCTGGGAGTTTATCGTCATCAATCCCGGACAGGTGCCGTCCGATAAAGTTTTCAAACAGTGGTCTGTTCTGTACAGTGATATTATGCGCTTTCTTCATGGGAAAAAGCACAATATTATTCTGAATGATGAATCGGGCTGGTACTATACCGGACGACTTGTCGTAAATGCCTGGAATCCGGGGCAGCATAATTCGACAATTACAATTAACTACAACGTTGATCCATATAAGAGAAATGTAGCAAACAGCAATACGACAAAATTCTAAGTTATGGAAGGAGGGATTAGGCGTGAGTTCGACGCAGGCGAAGCAGTTTCATTCCGTCACGATCGGAAATAAGAATACCTGGGACGACTGGCATCTGGTCCCAAGCTCCAGACCGATTTTTAATCCGCCCTCGGCGAAAACGCATTTTGTGGATATTCCGGGCGGCGATGGAATTATCGATTTAACTGACTCTGTTTCCGGCCGTGTAACTTACGGGGCTCGAACTGGATCATGGGAGTTTATTGTCATCAATTCCGGACAGGTTGAGTATAACGCCGCATATGATGAGTGGTATGAGCGATATACAGAGATCATGGAATACCTTCAGGGATATAACTATCGGGCAATTCTTGACGATGACCCAGGTTATTATTATAAAGGCCGCTTTACGATCGACGAATGGAATTCCAGTCCCGGAAATTCGACAATCACAATCAAATATACGGTTGATCCATATAAAAGACAGCTATATACCGGTGGAGACGACTGGCTCTGGGATCCGTTTAATTTCGAAACTGGCGTTATCAAGAGCTATAAGAATCTCCCTGTCAATGGAACGGCGAGAGTCGTCTATATTTCGACCGGAGATGTTTCGGGGCCGACCGTTATTCAGTGCAGCGCTCCGGGAATGAGCGTTACATACCAGGGAACAAGTTATCCGCTGAATCGCGGAACGAATGAGCTTTACGCCATTTCGTTTGAACAGGGCGAAAATGTTCTGACTTTCAGCGGAAACGGGCGAGTTACAATTGAAGCGACCGGAGGAATGCTCTGATGTTTTATATTTACGCAGACGGCGTTTCGATTTACGATCCGTCAAATCCATCTTACGTTATTGTTGAACCGAAACTGACTGTAGAATTCGGAAAAGCCGGATCATTTGAGTTTTCCATTCCGAACAGTAATCTATATTACAATTCTCTGCACCAGATGCGAACCGTTATCAGTGTCACGATTGATGGGACGGAACTGTTCCGGGGCAGAGTTTTAAGTTATACAAGCGATTTTAACAATTTTAGACGAGTATACTGCGAAGGCGATCTCGCATACCTTGTAGACAGTGTTCAGAAAGGTGAAAAATACAGCGGTACGGCCCACGCACTGTTTCGAAAAATCATCGCGGCACATAACGCTCGCGTTGAAGCTTATAAACAATTTACGGTCGGAAACATTACGATTGAAGACCGGTCAGTCAAGCTTACAGGGCGCGATGAAAATCCGGATGAGGGCACGATCGACTATAAGCAGATTGCGCTAAATTCCATTACGGACGAATGGAACAACAGCTTCGATTTCATTCAGACCTGTCTGATCGATTATTGCGGCGGATATCTGAAAACAAGACGTGTCGGAAACACGACATATATCGATCTTCTCGGGTCTTATACTGATACGGCGGCGCAGGAAGTCACGTTTGGTATCAATTTACTTGATCTAACCCAGGAGATTTCTGAAGAAGATCTGTTTACAGTTCTGGTGCCGCTTGGCGATGATAATCTTACGGTAGCATCGGTAAATGGCGGAAGTGATGAGATTGTTGACAGCGCTGCGGTTTCAGAATACGGGAGAATTATTCGCACGCATGTATTTTCCAATGTTACAAGCGCTTCGACGCTTCTTGAAAACGGTCAGAGATATCTCGCTGAGCACTCTAACGTTCCGGTTTCCATTACGGTAAACGCGGTGGATCTGCATTTCCTCGATTCTTCCGTCACGGCGATTCAGGTCGGACAGAGAGTTCATATTAATTCTTCGCCGCATAAACTCGTAGAATATCTGACGTGCACTAAAATTGAATATGATCTTGCAAATCCGGAAAATACATCCTATACCTTCGGAAATCCGAAGCAGACTTTAACGCAGCGTTACCGCGAGGACAAACGCGCTCAGAGCGATACGTATGGAAATGGCGCAGAGAGCAGTGGCAGTTATGGAGGTTATGCCTCCGGAATCGGCGCGGTTGGAAGCGCACAAGCAGCCGACATTCAAAAAGCGAAAACAGAAGTTAAAAATGAGGTTCGCGAAGAGTGGATTGATATAGATCCAGATAATCCCGATGGTGTTGGCAGTATCGGCGGACTCTATCGTTTGCTGAAGGGTCAGCAAAAGGTTCTTGAAAATCAGGTTGGTATTGATTTCAATGCTGAAGAAGGAAATATTAATCTTCATGCAATTTCAGAACGCCTGAATGAAACAACCGGCAAGCTCGACACCTACGAGGCTAAGACTGAGGAAAGAATCGAGACAATTGACGACCGGATTACTGCTGTATCTCAAACGGTTGCCAGAGTTCAAACCGACACCGGCGAAAAAATTGCAACTTGGGATGTTTGGGCCAATGAAATGGAATCCGGTCTTCGTGGCAAGGCGGATCGTTTCGAAGTCGAAGCAGTAAAGACAAATATTCGCGGTGAATTTGAAAAGACCAATAAGCGGTTCAACGTTTTGAAGAGCGTTGGCATCGACGTGGATGCTGAAACTGGAAACATTAACATTCAATCGCTTTCAAGAAAAGTTGATGAAAACGGTCAGCAGATTCGTGTTAATGAGGCAAATATTAAAACGTCCACGACTGAACTGAAGTCAAGCGTTCAGATGATCGCATCGACCGCGGCCGAGAATAAGACAAATATTGCGAGCGTAACAGCCCGCACTACACAGCTTGGATCCCTCCTTGAACTGAAAGCCGATAAGACAGTTGTTGACGGAGACTTGAGTGTGATTAACGGTCAACTTTCAGCTTTAAACGGTGAGATCGATGTTTTGAAATCAAAGAAGGTTACCGCTGAAGAAATCAATGCAGCTCTTGCTATTATGGATCGTGTCGCGATTCGAAATCTCACTGCTGCCAGTATTACGGCTCCGACTATTAATATTGCCAATTCTGACGGCGGAGGAACATTTCCGGTTGCCTCCAGAGCTTATGTCGATGCGTCCATTAATAAAATCGGCCAGGGAAACCAGCATTCGCATGTAATTACCGTCGGCGATGATGGCACCGTTACCTTTGGATACGCTACAAGTCAACCGCAGTCTTTTAATGTTACCGCTACCAAGGCGTATCAGAATGGGGTGGCGGCGGCTCAGCGAGCCGTTAAAATTAATGAATTAGGTCGCGTCGAAACCAGCACGGATACCTATAATCAGCAGACTCATGCGACAACTGTTCATCTTCAGGCGATTACGGAATACGGTCAGACAAAATTAGCCGATGTTGTAGTTTCCGGAACAAAAGCCTATCAGGATGGGTATAATACGGGAGCCAGTGAAGCAGCGGAAGAAGCCTATCAGCGTGGCTTTGACGATGTGGACTTTGACCGTTTGGTCGTAGATGTCAGCGGTATTACTTACCCGTATGATTCGGCAAGAGAACGGTATAATATTCGAGTGCCATACACCGCGTATTTGGAGAATGGAAATGATTATACAGGGGCTCTTACCGCGGATATTACATCGTTTTATAACACGTCTTATAATGCCGGACGAAGCAATGTTACGATTCGAACGCTCGTAAGAGATCCGAACAAGAGTGACAGTTATAATAAATCCACTCATAGGACGACAATTAATCTTCTTGCAACCGCGTCGAACAACAATACGCTCGCCGGAACTGTTACGACTGGAACCGAAGCGTACGACGATGGGCACAGTGTTGGCTATTCACTCGGTCTCACGACGGGAAAGAACTCTGTTTCGATTAATAGCGTTAATCTTACAGATTCACATAGCGTTGTGAATAAGTATGTTGACGTCACGGGTGTTGCGACGGCTTCGAATGGTAAAACGCTGTCGAATACGAAACGTATTTCAACGGAAGCGCACTATAATGCCGGCTTCAATGCTGTAACGTTGCCAGACAGTAATTTTACATTTCCATCGGTTACACACGATATTGCAAATAAAAAGATTACTGTTCAGGCAAGAGCTGTATTGTCGAACCACTCGTCAACCAGTAGCAGAACGTATACGAAATCGTATTCCGTTTCCACTACAAGTCATTATAATTCCGGATATAGTGCTGGCAGCGGAAGTGTTGGAATTAAAAGTGTTTCCATAACAGATTCGCATAGTGTCGGTAATAAATATATCGATATTACATCGGTGGCGACAGCTACTAATGGAAAAACCGGAACTGGAACGAAACGCATATCAACGCAAGCGCATTATAATGCTGGTTATAATCAGGGAAAGAAGGATTATCAGGTAACTTCTGGTCCTTCAGTGGAATTTCAGTCTCGGTGGAATAGTAGTCAAGAAATGAATTATGATTGTTACAGAGCTAAAGTATCTTATGGCGGTAATACTTATTATAGTGATTGGTTGCAAGGAAAGCAGTCTACTGTGTACTCTCCGTGGGTGGAATATCAGTCTCGGTGGAATAGCAGTCAAGAAATGAATTACGATTGTTATCGGGCTGCATTTACCTATAACGGGCAGACTTATTATAGTGATTGGTTACAAGGAAAGCAGTCTACGGTATACTCTCCGTGGGTGGAGAATGAATCTCGCTGGATTCAGTCTGAAGAAGCATATATGGATTGTTATCGGGCTGTGTTTACGTATAACGGCAACACTTATTATAGTGATTGGAAGTATAATCAGATGACGAATGCATGGCAGGCCGGATATAATGCTGGTCGAGGCAGTACAAGTTATGCGACGTTTACAGTTGAAGATGTGACGAGCACCGGTTATGTATTAATTAGCTGTAGCAATTGGAGTAACAGCAAATGGTTTAAGGCCGGTTATTCTTTTGATCAAACGTAAATAATTATAAAATTACATATTAAAAAAGGAGAACAAAACATGAGTACATTGCAGGACATCGTTAATGAGATTCTGAAGATTCGGGAAGCTATCGATCAGGTGGAGGTTAAGGGCAATCAGAATCGTACGCTTCTGAGTTATGCATACGGTAAGTGTGACGGCTTGATTCAGGCGATTCAGGAAACCGAGCGCCAGATTCTCAATGAAAATCAAAATGGAAGTAAGGACACAAATACCTTAACAGAGGATGGTGAGGTAATTGGCGAGCAGAATTCAGAATCTGCTGGATGAGATTCTACATGCAGTTTATGGCGAAGAAGTTCGAGATGCCATTCATGACGCAATCGAAGAGTGTTATTCCGACGTAACTACTGCAAAAACATCGGCAGAGAATGCAACTGCGGCGGCAAATTCAGCTGCGACAAATGCCGCAAATAAGGCGACAGCGGCCAATACAGCGGCTACGGCGGCAAATACGGCAACTACTGCTGCGAACGCTGCAGCGACAAACGCAAATGAAAAGGCGACTCTGGCTAATACGGCAGCCGCAAATGCCAATAACGCTGCTGAAGGTGTTGAGACTGTAAAAACAGCGGCGCAGACAGCCGCAACGAATGCTACGGCTGCGGCCGCGAGTGCGAATTCGGCAGCTTCCGATGCTACTTTGGCAGCCGGCAGTGCTAACGCGGCGGCAACAGCTGCAAATACAGCGGCAGAATCGGCGACTTCTGCGGCGACTTCGGCAAACTCGGCTGCCAGCAGCGCCAATACGAGAGCGTCTCAGGCTGAAACGGCAGCAACAAATGCAACGACCGCGGCAGCCAACGCAACTTCCGCGGCTGAAAGCGCAACAACGGCGGCAACCGCAGCAACAACAGCTGCATCAAATGCCGCAACGGCAACGTCTAATGCAGATGCTGCAGTTTCGGCAGCTACAACGGCTACAAATAACGCGATAACCGCCACAACAAACGCTACTTCGGCGGCAACTTCGGCGACGACAGCAGCTGAAAGCGCAACCACGGCAGCAGGAAATGCCAATATCGCTACCGCAAGTGCTACGACAGCGGCTTCGGATGCCAATACGGCGGCGGCAAGCTGCAATTCCAGTGCTTATTCTGCGAATGTCGCAGCGAATAGTGCAAATACGGCAGCAGCTAGAGCAACTACGGCAGCACAGTCTCTTGAAGGCATGACGGTTTCGGCCGAAACACTTCCGCCTTCCAGTCCTGCGTATGCCACGGTTACTGAACGAAATGGTGTTAAGCATATCGCTTTCGGTCTTACCAAGGGGGATCAGGGTGCGCCGTTCGTTATTAAAGGCAGTGCGTACGAGACGCTTGAAGATCTTATGGCGGATATTACGAATCCGGCCGTCGGCGATATGTACAACGTCGGTTCTACCGTGCCGTACGATGTTTATCGATGGACCGGAAGCGTCTGGGAAAATCAGGGCGCAATCGGCGTTAGCTTTAGCGCGATTGAAAATCTGGATATCGATACGCTATGGGGCGGCAATCAGCTGTCCGGAAATGATAGAAAGTGGCTGAACGATCTCGGTTTATATTATCTGATTCAGAGTAAAATTCTCGCGGCCCTCTCCGGTAAAGTTGATGTTGTATCCGGTAAAGGCCTTAGCACGAACGATTTTACCAATGAGTATATGACCGCAATCGGCGGAAATACCAGCAGAATTACGGCCCTCGAAACTGGTAAAGTTGATGTTGTATCCGGCAAAGGTCTCAGCACGAATGATTATACAACAGTTGAGAAAAATAAGCTTGCAGGAATAGCCGCGAATGCGACAAGAGTTCTCGTGGATTCGGCCATGAGCACTTCTTCAACGAACCCGGTTCAGAACGCGATCATTACACAGGAACTGAATAATCGCTTCAGCGTTTCCAACGACAATGTTGCTGCCGAATATGATCCAACTCAGACTTATGTTATTGGAGACTATCGCATGTATAACGGTCGCTTATACCGCTGTACGACGACAATTCAGTATGAAGAAGCCTGGACAGCATCACATTGGTCGCAGACAAGCATCATGAACGAGCGTCTCGGTTTATATTTTGTTAAAACCGTTTAAAGATCGAGGTGAGTGAATAAAATGCCTTATAACAAAAAATTATATACATCAAGTGACTCTGCCATCGACTCTTCGGTCATTTATGATGATACGCAGTCGAGATTGCAAAGCGAGATTAATGCCGACGTAGCGTCAATCAATTCGAAGGTCGGCAGTGCGACGCTTAATACAACGGCGCAGGATCTCTCCGGGGCAATTAACGAGCACGAATCAGATCTTAACGGTACCGGCGGGCTTACGAGTCGGATGGCAACCGCCGAAACAAACATCGGTACAATCACTACGAATTTGAACAAGGCGATCCTTCAGGCAAGCGTACAGACAATCAGCGCCAACGGTACAACGTCCAGTATTGCGCTTACTGGACTTACGGCAAATCACGTTGTCGGTAATTGGGGAATGTTCACAGATTCCGCCTGCACAACACCTATTCCGGAAAATTGCCCGACCTGTGATATTACAATTACTACCGCCGCAAATGCCTGGAGCGTAACAATTGCGAATTTTTCATCGACGTTTTATTTACGCCCGACGTTTATACTGAAACAAAATTAGGAGGAATAACTCATGAATGAGATTAAGTATTTTGTCAGTACCATTCATCGAGACAGCGGTACGTTTACAAAAGGTATCGCCATTCACGATACACTGAATGCCGCACAGCAGGCTTTTCATAACGAATTTACAGCATGGGGTTATGGGAAGAAAGAAACCTGTGACTATGTATGCGCCTATATCCACGACAGCAACGGCGCAATTGTCAGAGCGCCAGAAGTTTGGATCGCCGATACGGAACCGGAAGAGTAACAAATAAATTTCCAACGCAAATCATAAAGGGAGGAATGCGCAGTGATACGTGCTACAACTCCAAAACACATTTTTATATTTGAACAGAATCCGGAAGAAACATTCGATAAGATTCTTATCACGTATGCTCAGAACAATGAAATCGTACTCGAGAAAACTAAAGGTGATCTCGAATACGGTACCTATGATAACTCCGGAACCGAGTATTATACAGCGTCTTTTCGTTTGACTCAGGAAGAGACAAAGAAATTCTCCGCAAAACCGAGGAACATGATCGATATTCAGGTTCGCGCGTTGACTTATTCCGGAGAAGCTCTTGCGAGCGATAAGAAATCAATCGCTGTCCAGGATGTTCTGAACGATGAGGTACTGGTATGAGACTGAACGTAATGTTTCGGGAAGAAAGCGAAACAATTAAATTAACTTCGAAATCTCTCACTGAATGGATGAATGTCGGTTTCGGAGAAGTTCAGTCCATTGCCGGTACGAGCGATTATAACCAGCTTCGTAATAAACCCAGTATTAATTCCATTGTACTTGAAGGCTCTCTTACGGCGGAAGATCTTGGACTCGGTCGGGTTTATTATGACACAAAAGAAAACTGGGATACACAGAGAGAGCTCGTTGCGGAAAAAGGCGTTGTTTATATTTACAGCGACTATACCTATATAAAGGATCAAGAGGGAAATGACATTCCGGTTGCCGGGATCCGAATCGGTGACGGAACTTCCTATCTGATCGATATGCCGTTCGTATCGGATGCCGCGACCTATCTCATTACGAGTCACATCAGCAACACGGCAGCCCATGTATCTCAGGCGGACCGTGATTTCTGGAACAACAAAGTTTCTGCTTATATGAACCGAAGCGACGCAGAGTGTCTGGAACTGTCCAAACTCTATTACGAGCAAAACGGTGAAATTGTAGAACGCTGATAATTCCAGAATATTTTTATGAACAGGAGTTGATATTTCATGGCTGAAATTTCAAAAATTACCCTGCTGAACGGAACCACATATGATTTGAAAGATAAAAAGGCCCGAGATGATATCGCGGCGATCGAAGCTGCAATTGCCGGTGGAGTCACCTTTATGGGCGAGACATCTACTGCACTGACAGATGGGTCCACTGCAAAATCGATTGTTATTAACAGCACAACGGTTACCGCTGTAAAAGGTTATCTTGTTGTTTATAACAGCAAGGAATTCGTATTCGACGGTGAGAAGTGGATCGAAATGGGCGACCTAAGTCTGATCGGCGATCTCGGTTGGAAAGACAGCGCATCCGGTACTTTTACGCCGACCGGTTCTGTTTCACAGCCCACTTTCAGCGGTAATGAGATGACGTCGACCGGAAACTTTACGCCAACCGGCAGCGTTGGCCTTACTTCGGCGGCGTCTACCAGTACCGGAGCTGTTGGCTATATTTCGGAAATCGGAACAAAGTCTTTTAGTGGGACCGCGGCCACGATTAAACCTAAAGTCACTGCGGCCGGAACAGTTGCGATTACCAAGGGTACTGGGACTGCGAATTACACCCCCGAGGGTTCTGTCGCCGCACCGACAATTAGTGTAAAGACTGCAGGAGCCACGACAACGGTGAATTCAATTACAGCAGTCGGAACACTTCCGAGTCTTACTACTACAGTTGCGAACGAAACGCTTACGATTGGCTTTGATCAGGGGACGCTTCCGACAAAAGGCACCGATACGACCGTAAAGACCGGTGACGCTGCGTATCAAGCCACTGCGCCGGCATTTACAGGAACCGGGGCCGAACTTAAGGCGACCTTTACCGGTACCGAAGTTGAAGGATCCGCAAGCTATACGCCATCAGGAACCGTTACAGTGAACGCCACAACAAAATATCTCACCGGATCGTTCAGTGGTTCGCAGGGGAGCGTTTCTGTGAATGGCACTCCGAGCGGGACTGTTTCCAAGCCTAACTTTACCGGTACGCAGGGTACAGTCACGGTTACTTGATCTGGAGGTGTTGGCTTATGGCTGATATCTCTAAGATTAAAACGCTTGATGGCACGACGCACACGATTAAAGATGCTACGGCTAGAGGCCTCTTAAACGGACATATCGTGAATTCCGACGTTCCTGCAAATGCAAAATTCACGGATACGACATATAGTGTAGCTACCACATCAGCGAATGGTCTTATGAGCTCTACGGATAAAAGCAAGCTCGACAGCGCGTTAGCATTTACGTTTGTTAAGAACGTATAAAATCAAAATGAAATAAAGATAGGTATTGTATTTCGCATGATTTACAACGCCTATCTTTTTTTTTCAATTCGTAAAAATCACAGTTTCTATAATAGAAGAGAGGTAATGATTGGTGTTAATTGGTAACACGCCGGAAACGGAGATATAGGTTCAAATCCTACAATGACTTTCTTTTTTTATAATTTTCCGCATTCGTAAAAATTACAATTCCTTTAGTGAGAGAACTAGCAAAAAATGATTATTAAGAAGGAGTTGTAATACTATGTTTAAGAACTTCGCGAAGTTTATTACTTTATTTTCGAGAGGAGTGATCTACGGAAACAATGTGAATGCTTTAGGAGGAGGGGTGTATATAGGTAAAGCTCTGTATTAGTATGAGCTAAGACGAAAGGAATTTAGAGGATCTTTTAAACAGATCCTCTTTCTTTTTTTTATTTTCGCGAAGTTTATTCAAAATGAAAGCAAGGTGAAAAATTTGTCAGAGGTCATCATTAGCGCTAAAGGTAATAGAATTTTTCATGACCAGTATTGCCCGTACACTCGTAAGATCAAGAAAGAAAATCAAATACGATTGCCGGAATGGAAGGCTAAAGATACCGGATACTGCGGATGCAAATTTTGTCGAAGTATAAAGGGGCTGGTTTACAAGTTCCATAAAACTGGCAGAAAAGATATATCTTACGACCGTATCGATAATGCATTATGTGTTCGAACTGATGTGGGATTTTGGAAAATATTTTGGCGAGAAAATACTCAGGATTGGCATTTATTTCATATGAATCACGGAGGGAGTGGACATTTTGACAATACATATCCAGATAAAAAGTTAATGCGTGGTGCCTTTCATAAGCAGAGAGACTTTCTTCCATCAACGCATTTACAAAAAGTGTTTCAGTATATTGAGGAGCACGACAAGAGCTATCGATTGGCAGAAGAAGATGTAAAAAAGATGCCTCGGAATACACCGAAACAGAGAAAACATTACAAGTATCATAAGAAACGTAAAAGAAAAGAATCCATTCAGAAAGTATATAAAATATTAGATGAACTAAATAAAAAGGAGAAATAAACCATGGATGAAACAATGAAAGTTTACATGCCGAAGAAACAGCTTCCGATTATATCGTATGAAGAGTCAACGCAAAACATTTGTAAGTATAATCAAACTAATCCGGTCCCAAGCGTCACGAAAAAATCAAAATGGAAGAGATTCTGTGATTATTTGTTCGATGGTAATACCTGGAAAAAGGTGTTCGAAGAAAATGGCAAGAGAGAGCATGATCTGGAGCAGAAGTATCCATGGTTCGAGATTCTTTATCGGTGGACAATTGCACTCCTAATCTTTCTGCTTTGCGTGTCTTTCGTCATTTGGGGAATCAATATTCACACAAGACGCACTGCGCAGGCCTATGCTGATTCGGTTGCGGCTCAGAAAGATGCAGAATATCAGGCATTTATTGCGCAGCAGGAAGCAGATAAACTTGCGGCAGAGAAGTCTATTGAGAATCTCATGAAAGCTAATGCTCAAGTGAAAGCAAAACTTGGATACGGTAGTCGCAATTTTATCGAGAAGTATAACTATTCGGATTTCGATTTTATGACGCTGTACCGGTGCGTTGACAACCGGCTTAAGAATTCTATGTACACTGGTATGACAATTGACGAAATTGCATTTCAGGAAGGACAGTTTATCGCATCATATGATACGAATCCCGTGCAGGATTATTACTTCAATCTTGCGATGAAATCTGAGAGACTCAAGCAGAATCAGGTATCAGATCCGGTTGGAACCGATTACGTTTATACGATTTATACACCACACGGAATCTTTCTCGCAAATGACCCGAAAGCACCGGCGTATACCTGGTGGAGATATTCGGAATAAGGAGGACATATATATGAACTACGTTTCAACATACCGTTGTCAGCTATGTAATTCAACTTTTCACTTAGACGAACATAAAGAATCGACGCCGCTTGCTGTTTATACTCAGCTTGAGCCGTTTATATATGGTGCGTCACGTTTTCCTCCAGATACTCCGGCTAAAGTAATTCATCAGTGCTCAGATGGATCATTCGGTTTAGCCGAAATCGTTGGTTATACATTCATATTATAATTTGGAACAGGAGGTTCGAGGATGGGTCAGCATAAGTATAATCCAAAAGCGATTGCTGCTAAAAATGGAGAAATTCCACCAAAGCCAAAACCGCCGTCGAAAAAAGAACGTGAAGCCATGGCTTATATAGCCTTTCAAAAAGCGATGCACGATAAAGGACTATTGACGCCGTTTGATATGAATATGCTTTTGGGCATGGATAATTCGTACTTAAATTAAGCGACCATACAACTTAGACGTTGCACGTTACTTCTAGATGTGGTAAAATTCATCAGAGGTGACGTGCATTGTCTAAATTTGTTCTTCCAGCCCCGAAAAAGCTCCCGTCCGGAAGCTGGCGAATTCAGTTTCAAATCGATGGAAAAAGATATTCTGTAACTGATGAAAGTAAAACGATATGTAAAGAAAAAGCTGATAAGCGTTATCGTGAAATCCTAGGTGGAATCGAGGAAGAAAAGAAAGCTCCGTTCACAATTGGTAAGGCGATCGATCAGTATATCGACAGTAAACAAAAGACACTTTCGCCGTCGACAATTCTCGGTTACAAACGTATTCGAAAGAATTTATTTCAGAGTTTGATGGATGTTCATCTTGATGAGCTCACACAAGAAGATATTCAATATGCTGTGAAGTATGATTTTTCAAGAGGCGTTAAGTCAAAAACCATTCGAAACGCGCACGGTCTACTTAGTGCTGTACTGAAAGTCTACCGCCCGAGAATGAATCTGATCACAGCTCTTCCACAGAAGGATCCGAAAGTAATTTCTATATTTACAGAAGATGAAATGAAAAAAGTTTGGGACGGGGCAAAAGGTACAAAATATGAAATACCAATATTACTCGCTTCCATGCTTGGCTTGAGACTTTCCGAGATTAAAGGTCTCAGATTCAGTGATATTTCCGGAGATAGAATTCATATTCAGAGAGCTATTGTTACTGGTGAAGAAGGAGAAACTCTTAAGAAAACAAAAACTGTGTCAGGAGATCGGTGGATTAAAGTGCCAGAGACTTTACTCTTAAAGATTAACGCTCTTCCGCATGAGAACTCAGAAGCTTATATTTGCCCATTAACAGGAGCAGCGATCTATAAAGGCTTTCAGAGAATTTGTGAAAAAGTTGGTGTTAAACCTTGTAGATTTCATGATCTTCGGCATTTCGCAGCGAGCGAGCTACATAGCATGGGTGTCCCAGATAAGTACGCAATGGCTCGCATGGGACATAAAACAGATTATATGCTGAAAAACGTTTACCAGCATATTATGAAAGATAAAGAAGACCGCTTTTCCGATGTAATTAATGAAAAAATGGAAGAAATGTTTAAAAGTGCACACGAAAATGCACACAGAGTTTCTGGAGGCCAGTAATTACTGATGCAGTTAGGGGATAATCTTACGGGTTCAACTCCCCTCATCTCCACCAGTTATAAAGTCTCACAGTCATTACGATTGTGGGACTTTTCTTTTGTTTACTGGCATTTTCATGTTTCATAGGTGTAATATGCGTTCTACCTGAAAAACTAAAAATGCACACAAAAGACAAAAAAGTGCACACGAAAATGCACACGAAAAGGAGAATAAATAATGAGCGATACGGAAATCAAAATGAAAGAAATTAGCAATCAGATTACAGATCTTAAGCTTGAATATGAGAGACTGCGTGGCGATTATATCAGAGAATTGCAAGACAAGCTTGGCAAGTTAGTTGGATTGTCATTTAAAAGTAAAAACGGAGCATATTATTTTAGAATCATCGATAATCCAATTGTAGAGTATAACAAAACGTACACATCATTTAATGAATATCGGCTGCCGGCTTTAATTTACTATAGCGATCCGACCGATCATGGAGATGTTGGAAGACTTGGTATACAAGAAATATATTCAGAAGCAGCCCACGCCGAAAATCCAATTGATTTCATTAGGAGCGAATACACGGAAGTGTCGCCAGAGGAATTTGATAAAATTCTCGAAGGAGCATTTTCCGAGATTAAATCTCTTGGAAAGCGAGGTGATGCCAAATGAAAGAACACTACAGCATAGTTCCTGATGGATGCGGTGGCTGGAGAACTAATCCGGATTATATGTAGTAAAATCTCTTGGAAAGCGAGGTGATGTGTAAATGTATGGATATGTTCAAAACACAAGTGCTGATAAACTAAGTCCTATAATGTAGTTAAAGCTCTCTCGTGAAGTCGACCGCGGGAGGGCTTTATTTATATATGGAAGGTGAGCGGAGATGATTTATATGGTTTAAATTCAAAATGAAAGGAGAAATGCCTAGACGCTTATACAATTCCCCAGGTGCACGTTCGAATGTACCTTCAAGAAATACAGTCCATCGTGTCAGCCACACCAATACGAAATACCTGGGATGCAGCAAGACTATTGCAACAACAATTCGCTGACGCCGATCGGGAGTATTTCGTTTCGGTTAACATGGATGCGCAAGGACGCCCAATCAGCTACCATATCGCCGGAATCGGTTCAGTTTGTTCTGTACATTTTGCTATAGATGGCGTATTTAAAGTAGCACTTTTGCAGAATGCAAGTTCGATCATTCTATGTCATAATCATCCTGGAGGAACTCCAAGGCCCTCATTTGAAGATTTAAATGCTACAGAACAATTAGTCAGTGCCGGCAAAATGTTAGGAATAAAAGTCCTAGATCACTTTATTATTACCCCGACAGATTACCTCAGTCTGAGAGAGGAAAGAGGTGATCTGTTTAGTTAAAAATAGAAGGGAATGAAAATCAAAATGGAAAAAACTAAAACAGTTTGGATCGTTATAGAAGAATACACATCCTGCTGCGATATGAGTTATATTATTCAAGCGGTCTTCGATTCGAAAGAAAAAGCCGATGGATGGGTAAAAGAACTCGCCGATGAAGATGCGAAAGAATATGATGTAACTCCGACTATCGAATATCGTGACGGTGATATGGGTTATAAATTTTTGAGTTCTTATTACTTTGTCAAGGAAATGGAAGTAAAATAGCGTAAAATAATGCCGGCTGGAGCCAATGGGAGAATCCTAAATGACCGAAAGGTTGCTGGAATCTCACAGAATCGCTCCAGTCGGCAACTTTTTCGTAAATTTTACAGATACTATAATGCAGATAAATAATAAAACTAAAGGAGGACCAACAATGAAAGTTTATGTTGTAACGAAGGCGCTCCCGCTGCAGGAAGAGGCTTATGTGTCAGTTCATCAGTCAATGAAAGCTGCCGAAAAGTCTATCAGAAAAGACTTTCCGAACGCCAGAAAAGATGACAGTCTCACGCGCACCAGCTTCCTGTGCATCGGCCCCTACGACGACAAGGATAAGTTGCTTGGGAAGAAACAGCAGTTTTTGATGTTTATCCGCGAGGAAGAGCTTGCTTAACAGCGGCTCTTTTTTTTTTCGTAATATTCACAACTGCAATAATGGAGAAATCCAGAAATACGAAAGGAGAACATCAAAATGAAAATTATTCAGCTTAAGAAAATTGAGCGCGGAACACCGAAATTTGCAGTGCGTGTCGAGGATATTTTCATGGTGGAGGAAACAGAATGCCCGTACTGGCATGTTACTATCACCGTGGATAATCATTGCGGCGGCACTGAAAAGATTGAGTGCTGCGAATCATTTGAGAACGTGATTGACAGTATGTGTTCGAAGTAACTGGAACATCCAGAAAAGTAGTCTTTACAGAGGCTACTTTTTTTCGTATTTTTTACTGCTCCTATAATGAGATTAACATTATAAGGAGGTACAAATTATGACTATTCAAGAAATATTTTACAGCAAGTATATGTGTAACTGGTACGGAAAGAAAAGTAAGGTGCATAAATTAATGCAGAACGTCATGACCGCGAAAGTGTTTCCCGTAATGATCATTTGCAAATATGTCAAAGCAATGGTCAAAACAGAGGGACATAGCTTACGCGATGATGAAATGTATTGATTTTATCGCGCAATGGTCCAACTCGGTTACAGCAAAATCGTTAATGAGATGCTGGATTTCGAAAAAGAACTTGAACCTCATTTGAAAAAGAATGATCAATATTAAAGAGATCGGTTCTTGCAACCGGTCTTTTTTTTCGTAATTCGTAAAAAATACATCGACTATTATAGAGAGAGAAACTAGAAAAGTGATGTAAGTCAAGATACTTGCACGGCACCGTTTCTGAAAGATTAAAGTGCGGGGACGAACGCGAGATAGAGATATGGGCGCTATAGACTTAAGTAATATAGTGGTACGTCATTCTATCCGGTGGCGCCGTTCTGGAAGGATTAAAGTGCGGAGTTGAGTGGACAAGTTGCGAGGAGCAGCTTTGACAGTTTCTCTTTTTTTTCGTAATAATCACACCGACTAGTATGAAGACACAAAACATATTAGGAGGATATTTATATGGCTAAGTTTCAGATTGGTGTGAAAGCAAAAGAAGTAATCAGTCGCGGATTCAAAGCTATGGGAGCTATTGAAAAAGCATATCCCGGAACTATGAATTTTATTACGACATTGCACATTGAGCGAGGAGCACGAGCAATGCAGCACGAAGACTTAACTCCGAACGATGTTTGCAGTGCAATCAAATCATGTTTTCCAGATCCCATGAAAGCAAAAAAGATCTGGTGGCCCGTACTGGCCGAAACAGTATACAAATACATCGAAGGAGAAGAGCGGATCTAATTAGATCCTCTTCTCTTTTTTTTTGTAGTTCGTAATAAATACACCGCCTATTATGAAGAGGAATCATTAAACAATTCGATATTATAGGAGGAAATTATTATGAAGAACGAATGGACAAGAATGATCATCGGCGCAATTATGGCGATTGCGGGATTTATTGGCTATTGTGTAGCCTTTAAACTCGTATTCAAGTTCGATACCGATTTCATTGCTATGGCCTGGCTCATCATGGGATCAATGCTTATGACATGGATCGGATTTCAATTGGTTGAATCTTCAACAAAAGAGGAAGATGAAGAAGACTATGATTACGTTATATACGTGAAGGAAAAATAACGTAATAAGGAAGATTCTACGGAGTCTTCCTTTTTTTCTCCTATAGTTAGTTTCGTAAAACTGACACCGCCTATTATGAAGAAAAAACTCAAATTTATTTATAATAGGAGGAATTTGAAATGTCTAATTATGAAGAAAATGTTGTGAGAGAAAACTTTGGGAAAAACCTGTTGAGATGCAGGAAATACACGAAGCGGACTCAGACTGAGCTTGCAAAGCGCTGTGATCTGACACAGGGCTACGTCAGCCAGATTGAGAAAGGCAATGTATTTCCATCAACCAGCGCAATGACATCCCTGGCAAAAGCTTTCGGCATAACGGTCCGAAAATTAGGCGGACTTGAGCCGTTCAATTATGTTGAACTGAGTTGATCTTCAAGAAGATAGTAACTATTACAGTTGCTATCTTTTTACTGTTTTTATAAAATATTTTCGTGAAAAGTAGACAATTCATTTCTAAAACATATTTTTCAGTCCTAAGATAATAGTTTCAAATCTTAAACAAAGCCATTACAAAGCTCCTTGACTTCTGTCATTATTCTGCTATATTTTCTAGTGTCGGCCGGCAATCTTTAATATGTGAAACGGGGATTGCTGTAATGAAAGATTTATATTTGCACTATGATAGACGAATGGATCGGTTTGACGCACTTCTATGCGAGTATCAGAGGGCGAATCATGTAAAAGCAGAGAAACTGTGCGAAAAACTGGGTCTCAGTCGGTCTACTTTATGGCGGTATCGTACAAACGAAGAGGCTTTTCGTCAGATGCCAAATGACACTCTGGCTACATGTTTTCGGCTTACGAACGCTAGTAACGAGACAATTCGTTATATTTTGGGCCTTCCGACCGGAAAAGTTTATGAAAACTGAATTTACACTGAGTAAGCATCGCTTTTACGAGTTAAAGCACTTCTGTCTGCAGTATTCGGAATGGAAACGTTTATATTTAAACGCAGATGGATGGTCAGGTAAAGGCGACACGACTTCGAGAGATGGTATTAAGCGCGGTGATATTCGCAGAAATGTGGAACTCATCGAATACTGTGCTAAGCTTGTAGGGCCTGATATTCTCCCGTATGTCACGACTGAAAAACTCGTTTTACCTGTAGAACTTAGATATTCGTACAGTAGATTCTTCTGGGAACTTAGTCGAAGAAGATAAGCTCGTAATAATGACAGCTTTTATAATAGAAAGGAGTGATTAATTGTATGAAAGTTTATATTGTTGAAAAGGTCGGGAAAATTCGAGAAGACACAGAACCAGAAACTTTACCAGATGAAATCATCGATTATGAGGTTCGTGGCGTGTTCGACAGTATGGAGAAAGCAAAAAGCTTTGTTCTGGACTGGTTGAGCAGCTACAATGAATCGATTATCGGTAAAGATATTTATTGGGGTGTCAATAAAGATCTTAACCAAGAAGATACTATTACAGTTAAATCTTATGAAGTCGCTTAATCAGAGCGGCTTCTTTTTTTTTCTCGTAATAATGACAGCTTCTATAATGCACAGAATAACATTATATACGGAAAGGAAGCATCTACATGACAGATGAAGAACTGAAGACAAAAGCGGAAAAAGCTATAACGAAAACCCTGTTTCTCTATCAGTCTATACTGAATGAAGAAACAAAGGATATGTCTGATGAAGACAGGGAAAAGTTTGCGTTTTACTTTTCCGCCGGAATCGGAGCAGCGAAATCTGTAGTATCAGACAACTCGGATGTGGACATTTATTCGTTTCTTGAAGGTTGTGATGCTGCATACGAATCGGTCTATCAACAAGACCAATAAGAGACTCACAGCGAGTCTCTTTTTTTTATTAGAAAGGAATAATCAAAATGGAAGACGTAGAGAAACAAAACAGATGTAATCTTATTGCGGTGTGCATGAAAGAATTATTCGAGAACAGACTGCTTGAAAAAATGTCAAAAGGCGTCGGGATCAAAGAACTCGATAAATGGTTAGACCCCTCAATAAAAGGATATTTTATGGAACTTGACGCCGTAAATCGATATTTTAATCCGGAAGACTACGAAGATAGCAGCTGTCTACTACTCGATGAGCATCATATTTGTGAAGAAAAGTGCGGCCTTATTACATATTGTCTTCAGCTCATGATGAAAAAAGAAGCAACTGATATTTTAAATAGTGCAAAAACACTTAGCGAGGCCGACGAAAAACTTAAATCACTTATTCAAAAGACTAAAGATACAGGAACGTTTATCAGATCGTGGTATGGTCTGGACGCGCAGGATGAACCAGACTCGGAAACAGAATAATATTTGTCGAAAGGAGGTGAAAAACAATGTCGGAATGGGTAACAATGATAATTGTATGGGCTCTTGGAATCGTAATCGGATTTTTCGCATGCGTTATATTTGAAAATACGAAGAAAAAGAAGCCGTACGACGGAGTTATCAGCTTGGAGCACGTCGATGACGAGGAAGTTGGAGACGGAATGTTCATGTCACTTAATATCGGGTTTGATCAACTTGTAAATCGCAAAGATCTTACATTTGAGCTGCAGAATAAACTTTCGCAAAATTGACAGTTCGTAAAATGGAGAGAGATCTTCGAATAACTTAAGGAGGAAATTATGGAAAAAGAAATCAACGAAATGACGGCCCCGGAACTGTTGGAAAAGTTGGAACGTGATTCTTACGCAGAATTAACCAGGATGGCATTCAATGATCCAAACCGCGGAAAGTTACTTGGTGAGGCTGAGACCTATTTCAAGATCCGTAACGGATACGATCAGACGGAACAGAATCGTCTCAACAACTATGCGAAAAACGAAACAGAAGATCGCAAAGTTGATGTCGAGATGAAGAAAGTAAAGAACGATCGTGCTCGTACGCGGGCTGATTTGCTCAAGGCCGCCATGTTCTTTGTGATGGGGATTTTCGGAGGATTCGCCGGTTATGCAATGGATACATGGTTCCAGCAGGACAAGCGACTTCAGAAGTTCCAGCAGGATTGTCAGAACGTGGTGAAACCTCGGTAATTCGGAGAAAAATCGGAAAAGGAAAGTCCACAGCGGCTTTCCTTTTTTTTTTCGAAATAATTACAACTATTTTAATGAGAACTATAGTACGAAAGGAGAATCAAAATGGAAGGCAATAAAGAAGAATTGCAGAAGAAAGTCGAAGAAGTTCCGGAAAAGAACTTGTTTAAACAAGCATGGCGAGAAGTCAAAGATTTTGGTGAATTTCTAATGGAGAATCCAATGCGATTGTTTCAATTTGGTTCCGGGCTTGTTGGTGGTGCGATGACTATCATCGGACTAATCAGCAAATTCGGGAACGGGGGACACAATTGCGAGGTCCCGGATGAAATTACAGGACTGAATTTCAGGACATCGCACCCGCTGACAAATATGGAAATCATGGAACTCAGCGATCGACTGACAGCTGGTGAGTCAAAAGGAGAAGCTCTTTCGAATATGGGTGTTCTCAAAGAATCAAAAAAGAAGAAATAATTCTTCTAAAAGGAAAGTCTACAGCGGCTTTCCTTTTTTTGTTCGTAAAAATGACAGCTCTAATATTGAAGGGAGGGATCAGATGAGATCGAATCCCGCATATATTTTAAAGGAGGAATGTGTGAATTGAAGAACTCTAGTATGACAAAATTGCTAATTGTCGGACTCGGAGCAGTAGTTGCATACTCATATTTGGGACCTTTGGGACTTATACTGCTCGGAGTGGTATTTATGTTAGCAGATTGAAGTATGAGGGGAACTGAAGTTTCACAGTTCCTCTTTTTTTCGCAATTTTTACATTTCCTTTTATGAAGAAATAAACCATTTAAGGAGGAAATACATAATGAAGAAAGTACTTTGTGCGATTTTGTTAGTACCAATTGTCCTTAGTGTGGCGTACTGGATTGTCAATTTTGGCACGGGCCTCATGACCGGCGAAGTCAATTTTGTCACCTGGGTCGTCAACCATAAGGCAGTACTGACATTTATTGTATGCTTTGTACTGCTTGGCTTTGTAGGACCATTTAAAAAAGATTAATTCTTCAAAAAGGAGATAGTCTCGACAGAGGCTATTTCTTTTGCAATTTTCGCATATTTTACACCGACTTATATGAAGGAGAATACTACAAATATTCATATAGGAGGAAAGAAATATGTTAAATAATGACTTTATCAGGAGAATTTTAATATTTGTACAGATAATCGCTGGAAAATGGATGAATGAATACAAAACCAGCATTATTACAGAAATTGGAAGACCCGGATATACTATAATCGGAATTATATTTGTAGGAACATTTATGTATTTATTGTGGTATTCAGAATTCAGAAAGAGCTGCTAACAACGCAGTTTCTTTCTTTTTTTTGTCGTAAAAATGACAACGGGTATGATGAGAGGAGTAGAAAGGTCAGGCGGAAAGCCTTATAAATCGGTTATGCAAGGCCGGGGATGAAATGCCCCAACTACATAATGGTGTAATCGTAGCACGCCAGCCGGAAACGGTTTCGTAAGGATTAAATGGAGACCCGTGTTGGAAGCGCGGTAACTCTCACACTTTATATTTTTTTTTTTCGAAAAAACTACAACCTCTTAAGTGAACAATAAACTTAAGGAGGTATTTTTATGGATTTAAAAGAAAAGTATGAAAACCTGAAAGCAGACTGGTCAATTCGCTGGTACGGCTTCAAATGGAATCTGAAGCGGAATGCCAAGGCCACGCTTGAATGGTGCAGCAACAACAAGGAATTGACGCTTGCTTTTCTGGCCGCATTCGGTGTGGCTGTTCGAACTATCGGTAAAACCGCATGGGCGATCGGTCGCAAAATTGAAGCGGACAGAGAAGAGAAGCATCATGACCTTGAGATTTATGACCATTCAATCGGAAAATGGCAGGAACTTAAGCGTCCGATGAAGTACGAAGAAACCATCGAATTTGCCCAGCGGAAACGCAGCGGCGAATCTACGGTCGAAATTCTGGCCGATATGGGTTTATTGCGTCGATAAAAATTGAGAAGAGATTCTTTTTACAGAGTCTCTTCTCTTTCGCAAAAAATACAATTGCTATAGTGAGAAATAAGAAAAGGAGGATATACGATGAGCATTATTCGATATTTCAAGAAACTCAGAAAGAGGAGAAAACTGAAGAAACTTGAAAAGGGCATTTTATGTGCGGGCAGATTGCTCGATGAAATGGTCGCCGAAGGAAAACTGACTCACGACGAAGCAGTTGACCGGCTGTCGACGATTATATGGGCATGCCTGGACGAAACTACAAAAGCCAAATGAGAGAACTATTACGGTTCTCTCCCTTTTTTTTATATTCGAAAAATCTACAGGGACTATAATGCAAAGAATAATTATATTACAGGAGGAACTTGATATGAATCTGAATGAAACTTTTGTGAAAGCAAAGAATAAAACAGCGTCTGTTGCGAAGAATGCAAAGGGCATGATTGTTGATACAGTCAAGGAACATCCGGGCGAAATTATGCTTGGAGTTCTTGGACTGACCTCAATCGTGATCCCAGGCATTCACATCGGCAGATGCCTGAAAGAGAATCGCGTTTTCCAAGAGTCTGTTCGGAAACTCTACGGTTCTAATGTAACCGAAGGAAATTACTTTGCTGGAGATCCCCACAAACTTTGGGGATTGAGAAAGAATTGGGAGGAAGTTGGGAAATCAAACTTCGATAAGGTGAAAGAATTTATCGGAGAACTGAAGCTTACCCCTGGTGAATCGTTCACGCTGCAGAAAGTCGGCATGGGCAAACACAATGGGAAAATTGAGGTATTTCAGTCTCTCGGCAATGGATTCTTCCACGACGAAATCATTTGAGATTTTTGGAGGACGCTTTACAGCTCCTCCCTTTTTTATCGTAAATATTACAGAGGGTTTAATGGAGTACACAAATTATATTTGGGAGGTATCTGTATGTCAATTAAAGAAAAATTCAAAAACGGCATAACTAAAGTTAAGGAAAAAGCAAAGGATTTCGAAGAAAAACATCCGGAAGAAGTCGATGCTGCAAGACAGGTCGGCATATTTCTATGCTTATGGGGTTCTTTGGTAATTCCGTTCATGCTCGGAAGAGCGTCTGTTGTAATTGAAGAATCCGAAGAAGAACATCAAAGGAAATTGGCAGAAGAAGCTAAAAAGATAGCAAAGGAACAGCATAACGAGTGGCTCCGTAAAGAACAGGAGATTTATAAAGAAAATTGGGATAACGAAAAATACAATAATAACTTTGAATTAGTTAAACAATTCGCTAGCACATTACCATTAAATCCTGGTGAAAGCTTTTATATTATCGACAATAATCAGTATATAGCTGAAGGATTGCCGGTTGATATGGGCGTTTATCATGAGGTTTATGGTATAGATGATCCGAATAACGATGCGTATATCTAATAAAGTTTTAAAGGGAGACTAATTTCTACAGTCTCCCGTTCTTTTATTCATCATAAAACGAGGTGAATATGAAATATTACTACGAAAAACCATCAGTTTGGGTCGGCGCCGGAAAAACATACTCGTGTGACCACCCGTTTTACAATACTTGTACGCTATTTACGGACGAAGATAAAGGACTTGCGATCATACAGGAACGATTCAATGAAAAAACAAAGGCTCGCTGGTGGGGTCCAGTTGATCCTTGGCTTGCGGGTGATATTTACTTACATCCGGAGTTTGCGGAGTTTTTCGAAGACAATGCGGCAGAGCCAACAGTCACCGGGGTTTATCCGACATTTCCTGTACGAAAGATCATGTGGGCTTTACGCATGAAACCTCTTCGAAAAGAATATTGGGAGAATCTTATTCTTTAGAGACAACTCCGCCGGTGATCGGACTGTCATCTATTTCGGTACGATCACGAAGATAATCATCGAGTTCTTCATTGGCCTTATCACGTGTTTTGTATGTCCCAATATCGTATTCTCCGTCTTCTGTCCAAACAGTTGCCTTATATGACATTTTTTAGTCCCCCTTTAATAATATTGTTTCAATTCTAACACATATTTTTCAGAGTTTAAATGAATATTTCGTTAAGAAAATATTTATTCGAGAGGAGAAAGACATGGCCAGTTTTAAAACATTATCGCAAGCGGACATCGATGAACTTTCGGCAATCATGGATGTTATTTTACAGCGCGAAGGAAGTAAAACAAATAATAGCGTCAAAAACATTCGACGAGAATACAATCTTTCGAGCGAACAGTATAATATGGCGTATGATCTGTGTATGCCTATGATACGAAAAATGAGCGCGAGCGACGGATATTGGAAGCTTCGATACGGTAGGCTCAGGATGCGGATTAGTGCTGTTTTGCGTAAAGATACAAGCGAAACGGCAGAAAAAGTTCGTAAAGTGCTCATTACAGATAGTGAGCAGGCTAAGAAAATTGATGAAAATACGGAGGAAAATGTTATTGAATAATACATATTTTGCGCTCATTGAATACATCATCGGTTGGCTTGTTTATGTTTGCTGGTTTATCACATCACCGAAAGGATTAGAAGAGTATAAAAAAGATATTTATAAAGATCCACAACTTGCGATCATTCCAGAAGGATTTATTCGTGCTATTACGTTTATTCTCGTGCTGATTCTATCTATTCCATGGCCATACTATATAATCAGGCGGACTGTTCTACTATTTTATCGACTAATCTTCAGCGAGAAAGGAAATGCAACATGATCGTAGAATTTGAGCTCGTTAAAAAGGACAAAGATAAGACAATACGAAGACTCGTTCAGGATGTTTATATAGACGGTTATAAAAAGTTTCCAGATAAAGTGGAAGAATTGCTTCAGGAAGGT